GGACCCGCATCAACGAGCTCCGCCCCAAGGCCGCCGACCGCAGCCTCACCGACGAGGAGCTCACCGAGCTGCAGGAGCTGTCGCAGACCTACCAGCAGGTCAACGGGCAGGCCACCGAGCGGCAGACGCGCCGCGACGAGCAGTACGCCGCCGCCGACCAGGTCCTGGCCGACATCCCGGAGCCCGGCACCGAGCAGCCCCCCGCCGAGGACCCGGAGCAGTCCGAGGAGCCCAGCGAGAACGACGACACCCCGGCCGAGGCGCCCGCCGAGGACGACACCACCAGCGACACCGAGGCCGACATGAACGCAGCCCAGCCGGTCGCCGCCGGCGCGAAGGTCCCCGCGCTCGGGAAGACGTCGAAGGCCGCCCCCGCCAAGAAGGCCGCCGGCGCGCAGGCGTCCATCGCGATCGTCGCCGCCGCCGACCTGCAGGACCGCGGCGCGGGCACCCCGCTGCAGTTCGACGAGATCGGCCGCGCCATGGCGAACCGGCTGCAGGCGCTGCGCGCGTCCTCCGCCGGCGGTGACGGCGAGCAGGTGTCCGTTGTCAAGATGGTCGCCTCCGGTGTCCCGGAGGAGCGGCACGTCCGCGAGTCCGACCACTGGGGCCGCAACACCGCCAAGTTCGACGCCGTCGCCTCCCCGGGCGCGATCGTCGCCGCCGGCGGACTGTGCGCCCCGCTGGCCATCGACTACTCCTACCAGGCCATCGGTGTCCAGGGCCGCCCGATCCGCGACAGCCTGCCCGCGTTCCAGGCCGAGCGCGGCGGCATCCAGTTCCGGCCGGACATCTCCCCGGTCACGAACACCTCCAACACCGGCCCGCGGTCGGCCACCGGGATCTGGACCAACCAGAACGACGTCGACGCCTACGCCGCGTCCAACCCGCCCCGCAAGGCCGTGTGGATCGTCGACTGCCCCGACACCGCGACCGCGCAGGTCGAGGCCATCACCCTGCAGCTGGAGTTCTCCAACGTCACCTCCCGGTTCGACCCGGAGACCGTGCAGGCCAACCAGCACGCCGCCCTCGTGTGGCACGACCGGTTCGCCGAGAACAACCTGCTGGCGAAGCTGCAGTCCGCGTCGAAGGTGATGACCTCCGAGCAGGTCCTCGGCGCGACCCGCGACGTGCTCGTCACCCTCGACCGCGCCCAGTCCTACTACCGGTCGGTGCACCGCCTCGGCGACAACGTGTCCCTGCGTGCGATCCTGCCGTTCTGGGTGCGGCACATGCTGCGCGCCGACCTCACCCGCGCGATGTCGATGACCCCCACCGAGGGGCTCGCGATCACCGACGAGCAGATCGACAGCTTCCTGCGGTCCCGCGGCCTGAACCCGGTGTGGCACCTCGACGGGAAGGACTCCGAGACCGCTGCGGTCACCGGCCCGCCGGCGATCCCGGCGATCCCGGCGCAGCAGTACACGCTCGCCGCGGTGGGCGCGTCGGTGCCGAAGCACCCGACGACGATCGACATGCTGCTCCACGCCGAGGGGCACTTCACGTTCCTCGACGGCGGCACCCTCGACCTCGGCATCGTCCGCGACTCCAGCCTGATCGACCGGAACCGGTACCGGCAGTTCACCGAGACCTGGGAGGGCGTCGCCGCCCGCGGCGTCGAGGCGCTCCGCCTGCTGGCGAAGGTCGCCCCGACCGGTGAGTCCGCCGGCACCGTCGACGTCACGGCCGCGCAGTAACCGGTCATGGCGATCCAGATGCTGGCCCAGGCGCCAGCCGTGGCAGCAGCGCCCCGCGCACTCGGGGCGCTGCTGACCGCCGCCATCCCCGGCGACCCGGACACCGACTGGGGCAAGGGCGTCATCACCTGGCCCGAGGAAGCCGCCGGGTGGCGGACGGTCGCCGACTGCGCACCGGCCACGGTCGCCTACGACTACGGCATCGCCGCCGACCCCGTCGGCGCGATCCCGTTCGTCATCCAGACCGTCACCAAGTGTCCCCGCATCGGCCTCGACCTCCTCGTCCAGCGCGCGACCCGGCAGCTCGAAGCCGTCACCTCCCAGGCGATGGCCCGCGAGCTGTGGACCGGGGACCTCACCCGGGCCGAGCCGTTCACGCTCCCCGACGGGGTGCCGTTCACGCTGGCGAACCCCCGCCCCGGGGCGGGCACCGATGTGGCTGGGCCGTGGCTCAACCCGCACCTGGCCGCGGCGGAGATGCTCGACCCCGTCTCGCATCCCGCCGAAGCCGTCGGCGCCGTCGAAGCCGCGTCGGCGGACAAGGTCGCGGGCGGGCCCCTCTACATCCACATCCCGGTCGACTACCTCATGCCGCTGTCGCAGTTCGGGCTCCGCTACGACGGCAACGTCATGCGCACCCCGCTCGGCTCGATCGTGGTGTGCGACGCCGGCTACACCGGCACCAACGGCCAGGCCGGGCCGCCCGCCGTGTACGCGACCGGCCCCGTCGTCGCCTGGGCCGGTGAGCCGCTCGTGCACTCCGACCCCGCCTCGATCGTCGAGCTCGGCACCAACGCCGTCGGCGTCCACGCCGAGCGCGCTGGCCTCGTCTTGTTCGACCCGCAGACCGCGACCGGCTGCGAACTCACCCCCGCCTGACCCGGAAGGAACGGAACCCTCCCATGGCCTACAACAAGTCCGGGATGCTCCAGGCGGTCCTCGCCCGGTTCACCCGCATCGACATCACCGGCAAGCCCATCGTCGGCCCGAAGAACTGCTTCTGGACCGACTCCCTGATCTCGATGCAGCACACGATGGCCTACGTCAAGCAGGACGACATCACCATCACCAACGGCTCCGGGAAGGTCTGCATGACCTACTCGCCGCCGCAGACCGCGCTGCGCCTCGACATCGCGAACATCAACTTCTGCTACCCGGACCCCGAGGCCATCGAGTTCCTCGCCGGCGGCGCCATCTTCAACGGTGCCGGCGCGGCCGCCGACCAGGCTCTCGGGTACGCGTTCCCCGCGATCGGGACGGACCCGAAGCCGTTCGGTGTCGCGATGGAGCTGTGGTCGAGCCAGGTGCAGAACGGCGCGATCGTCGGCTACTTCCACTGGCTCCTGCCGCGGGTGTTCCTGCAGTTCACCAAGAACCAGGACCTGGACGGGAAGAACGCCTACGACACCGGTCTCGACGGGATCGCGGTGGAGAACCCGATGTTCGGGACCGGCCCGAAGGACGACATCGACTGGCCGCTCACCAGCCGGATCGGGCAGTGGATGCAGGAGCCGGGGCTGCCGAACTACACCTACGGCTACGACGCCGTGGTCGCCCAGTCCTGACCCGACACCCGGGGGTCCGCGCCGAGCTCCCCGCGGCGCGGACCCCGCTCGTCCTGTGATCGGAGGTGGGGATGGTGGAGCCGCTGCGGCTGATCTGTGCGCCGTGGGCGACGGTCGACGACCTCCCCACCGGCGGTGACCGCCCGGTCGAGCTGGACGATGCTGCGTGGACCGACCTGCTGTGGCAGTCCTCCGAGATCCTCTACAGCTTCTCGGGTCGCCAGTTCTCCGGCGGCTGCGCCTCGACGGTCATCCTGGACAGGCTCCCCGGCGGGACGGGCTACTGCGCAGCCTGGACGCCGATGGGAGTCGACGCCGCCACCGCCGTTGGCGGTGCGCGGCCGGTGCGGTGGGCCCGGGATCAGATCGTGGCGGTCCTCCCGGGCTCACCGGTCACCTCCGTCCAGTCGGTCACCATCGCCGGTACCCCGGTGGACTTCGAGGTGCGGCCGGCGTCGGGGCAGATCTGGCGGGCCGACCGTCGGCCGTGGCCGCTCGACGGGACCGCGGCGATCACCTACCGGCACGGGCTGGCCCCGGACGCCGGTGGCCGGCGTGCCGCGGTGCTGCTGGCGCTCGAGCTGGGGAAGGCCGGCGCCGGCCTGGACTCGGACCTGCCGCGCCGGATCTCCAGCATCACCCGGGAAGGGGTGTCGATCGGGATGCTCGACACCTTCGACCACCTGGACAAGGCCCAGACCGGCATCTTGGAGATCGACATGTGGTTGGCGGCGGTCAACCCGGCCAGGTTGCGTCGTCGGCCGTCGGTCGTGTCGGTCGACATGCCCCGCACCTACAGGAGGATCTCGTGACCGACCCGTTCAGGGCTCGCCCCCGCACCCCGGAGCCGGTGCAGCCGGATGCTGCTGTCGACGGTCAGGCCGAGACGACCACGGCCGGTCAGGGCGCGACCCAGGTGGCTCAGCCGGACCGGGCCACGGACGCCGGCCGTCCGGACACCGACCACCAGGAGCGGCAGGACGACCCCCGGTCGCGGGCCGCGCTGGAGGGCATGACCCGCGCGCAGCTGCAGTCCCTGGCCCGTAAGCGCGGTGTGAGCGACGGCGGGAACAAGGCGGCGCTGGTCGACCGGCTCGTCGACGAGTCCTGACCGCCGCTGTGATCGACGTCGTCGCCCCCTGCCAGCGGCTCCTCGACCACATCGTCGCCTGCGAGACCGACGAGTGGAAGCTGCCCGCGGCCCGGTACGTCGCCGCGGGTGACGGTCCGGCGTGGGACGGGCGGGAGCACCTGCTGGTCGGGCTCACGCAGATCGCGCCCGGCAGCTCGGACGGGTCGGACTCGCCGATCGGGCCGGGCCGCGGTCTGGGGCAGATGACGATGCCGCGGGCGTCGCTGATGGTGCGGCTGCTCCGCAAGGTCACCACGATCGACGCGAACACCCGCATCCCGGCCGCGAGCATGCTGCACGCCGATGGCCGTCGCGTCCTGGCCGACGCCGGCCCCCTGCTGAACGCGATCATCACCTGGCTGGCCGTCGAGCAGGTCACGAAGGAAGCGACGTGGGGGCAGCTCGAAGCGATCGGCCCCGAAGGCGGCTACGCCGGGCACCTGGCCGTCGTCACGATCTCCCCCATCCAGTAGCAGAAGGGACCTGCGGTGGCGTCGGCGAAGATCTCGGTCAGCCTCACCCCGGCGACGGTGCGGCAGCAGGGCGGCCGCATCAACGCCAAGGACCTCCCCGGTGTCCGCCGCTCCATGACCCGCCGCACGAAGCGAGTCGCGGCCCTCGCCCGCGCCACCGCCCCCATCCGGACGGGCCGCTTGAAGCGGTCGATCAAGTCGAACATGAAGGGCTCGACCGGTGAGGTGTCGGTCGGCGGCCCCGGGGTGCCCTACGCCTCCCCGGTGATCTTCGGGGCGCGGCCGCACATCATCCGCCCGAAGAAGAAGGGCGGCATGCTGCGCTTCGAGGCGGGCGGCACGGTCGTGTTCGCCCGGCAGGTCGCGCATCCTGGCAACCGCCCGAACCCGTTCCTGGTGCGAGCTCTACGCGCTGCGAAGGAGTGAGCCCCCGGGGCGAACGCATTCGTGCCCCAGTCCTCGTGGGCTGTTCGACGACCCGAGGACTACGCGGCGACACACAGTCGCCGTATGACCGCCACCCCCACCACCGAGGCCGACGAACCCGTCATCCTCGGCCGCCGCACCCAGGCGCCGCCCCGAGTCCGCTTCCAGCTCGCCTGGTACGACTCCTCCGACCGCGAGCACCTCGAGACGTTCACCGCCCGCGCCAACCTCGACAGCGGGTCGGTGTTCGCGTTCGGCTCCTCCCGGGCCGGGAACGTCGACGCCCTCACCGGCATCCAGAACCTCCTCATGCGCGCCCTCGTCGACGACGACGGCGTCACCCGCGACGCCCAGCCGGAAGCGAAGAAGCCCGGCAGCGGCAAGGGCGAGCTCGTCCCCGTCGACGACACCGACACCCGCCCCTCCGAACTCGCCGACGTCGTCTGGCAGCTCCCCGGCCTCGACGCCACCTTCCCGTCGGAGAACCTCGCCCACCAGTACGCCCGCGAGAACGGATCGTCCCTGCGCCGGTTCGCCGCTCTCGTCGACGACCCCTGGGCCTCGGTCGAGCAGGAAGCCCTCACGGGCATCGTCGACCTCATCGTCTCCGCGGCCGCGGACCGCCCTACCAAGCGGTCCGGCGGCTCGTCGCGCTCGCGACGGACACCGGGCCGCTAGGCACCTGGATGGCCGGACAGCTCGCGATCCGCGCACCACACCTCGACGGCACCGAGCCGATCAAGGTGTGGTTCGCCGCCGCATGGGCTGTCTACGTCGACTTCATGCTCGCCGCCCGCGACGGGCACATGGACGCCATCGACGACGCCATGAACACCCTCACCGAACCCGACCCCGACCAGCAGAGCGACGGCGGGCCGACCATGGACACCTGGGGCGCCGACCCCGAGGCGCAGGCCGCGCAGGCCCAGTGGATGGCGTCCATGTCCGGCATGGGCGGCGGCCCCGCAGGCGGCGTCCTGTGAAGATCGTCGACCGGGCCGGGGTGCAGATCGTCCCCGAGGACAAGGGCTTCGCCGCGAAGCTCCGCGCCGAACTCGCCGCCGACCTCAAGAAGGCCACCGCCGGCCTCCGCGAGGACGTCGAGGTCCGCGTCAAGACCAACGTCGACCAGTCCCAGGCCCGGCTCCTCGACACCATGCGCGGACTCGAACAGGCCGCCCGGAACCTCGAGGCCGCCGAGGGGGACCTGGAGAAGGCCGACCGGGCGCTGGTCACCTCCAACAACGCGCTGGAGTCCGCCGAGCGCCGCCACATGGCCGTCGTCGAGCAGCACGAGCAGTCGTTGCGGGAGCTCGCCCGCGCCGAGGACGACGTCACCCAGGGCCGCGCCGAGTACGCGACGCAGGCGGTGAAGGTGCAGGAGATCGAGGACGGGCTGCGCCGCTACCGCGAGCAGGGCGGGGACTCCGCGTTCGTCATCGAACGAGCAGAGCAGCAGCTCGCCGACGAGCGGGAGAAGGGCCTCGACGTCGCCGACCGGCTGGAAGCGGCCGAGGACCGGCTGTCGCGGGCGAAGGTGCGGGCGTTGAAGGCGACCGACGCGGCGACCTTGTCGGAGCAGCGCGGCTACGAGATCCGGGACAAGGCCGAGGACGCGGCCCGCACCTACAGCGAGACGCTGCGCCGCGTCGAGGACGCGACCCGTGACCTCACGACCGCGCGGGCGGCCTACAACCGCGCCGAGATCATCAACACCGCGGAGATCCAGAGGGGCAACCGGGAGCGGGAGAAGTACCGGGGCCTGCTCAACCGGATCACGACCTCCACCCGGGCCGCGGTCACAGGGTCGCGCGCGTTCACGGTCACCCAGCGGGCGCTGCGGGAGGCGACGACGGGCGTGCGGGTCGCCCTCGACGACGGGGAGAAGGCCGCCGGGCGTTACGAGCGGACGCTGCGCCGCACCGTCGGCTCGGTCCGGTCGGTCGGTCAGGGGTTCGCCGCGGTCCGCAACGCCGTCCGCACCTTCGGTGACGACGTCGACCTCGCCGGTGGCCGGTTCGAGCGCACGTTCGCCCGGGTCCGCCGCGTCGGCCGCGGCGTGTCCACCGACCTGCGCAACGGGTTCTCCGTGCTCGGGCGAGTCACAGACGGCCTGGGGCGAGGGCTGTCGTTCGTCGGAGATTCGATCTCCGGGACGTCGTCGATCGCGAAGGCCGCGTCGGGGATTTTCTCCGGGCTCGGGTCGATCTTCTCCGGGGTGTCGGGGAAGGGCGGTGGCCTGTCCGAGGTCCTCGGCGGGCTCAAGGGCGCCGGTGGCGCCGCCGCGGGCGCGGCGCTGCAGCTGTCAGGGGCGCTCCTGACCGCGGGCATCCAGGCGGGGATCTTCGCTGCGATCGCAGGCGCGATCACGTTCGCGGTCGGCGCGATCGCCGCCGCGTTCACCTCGCTACCGGCCATCGTGCTCGCGGGCGCGGCGACCTTCGGTGTGTTCGCCGCGGGCATGGACGGCATCAAGAGGGCCTACGAGAACGGGCTCAAGCCTGCCCTGGACAAGCTGTCCGCGCAGGTCTCCGACGTCTTCGAGGCCCGGCTGACCCCGGCCTTCAAGCGGCTGGGTGATCAGCTGATCCCGCAGATCACCGATCAGATGAAGAACCTCGCCAACGCCTTCTCCGACGGCGCGGAAGCGCTGATCGACATGGTTAACAAGAGCGAGAACATCACGAAGATCAATTCGGCGATCATGACGCTCTCCGACCAGATCCGGGGTCAGCTCAACCCCGCACTGGGCAATCTCGCCCAGGCTTTCATCAACGTCGGGTCGAACTCGCGGATCATCGAGTCGCTGATCGGGATCTTCTCCGACCTGACCAACAAGACCGCGGACTGGCTGAACAAGGTCAACGAGTCCGGGCGGGCCGCGCAGGGCATGGAGAACCTCCGCACGGTCCTCGGCAAGATCGAGGACCTGTTCTTCCGCGTCGCCGACGCAGCGCTCCGGTTCTTCAACGACGCCACCCCCGGGGTCAGCAACTTCATCGAGTCCCTGAACCCCGTGGTCGACACCATCGGCAAGCTTGGCCCCGCGTTCGGGAAGGCCGCCGACGCCGCCGGGAACTTCATCAAGTCGATTCCGCAATCCACCTGGGACGGCCTCGTCGACGCCGTGAACCGGCTGGTCGACAAGTTCGCCGAGCTGGCGAACAACCCCGACGTGCAGCGCTTCGCGCAGCTCGTCCTCGACATGGCCCCGCTCGTCGTCGATGCTCTCGGCCTGATCGTCGACGCCATCGGGAAGGTCGCCACCGCGTTCACCCCCGTGCGAGGCGTCATCGACGCGGTCAGCGGGGCGTGGGACCTGTTCGGTGGCAGCGCCGAGACCAGCGGCGCGCAGGCCGAGGACGCGGCGAAGGGAGCCGGGGACGCCGCGAAGGGGCTCGGCGACGACACCAAGGCCGGTGTCGATGCGGCGAAGGGCGCGCTGGGTGAGCTCCCGCCGGCGGCGGACGAGGCCGGTAAGGGTGTTCTGGACGGGGTCAAGCCCCCGGTGGGGGAGATCCCCGGCGTGGTCACGGACGCGACCGGGCAGGTGTCGTTCCAGCCTGTCCTGGACGCCGCGAACCAGGTGTTCGGGCAGCTTCCGACGAGCGTCGCGGATGGCGTGAACGCATCCGTCGACACGATGACCCAGGGCACCGAGAAGATCCGCACCTCGGCCGAGCAGGGGTTCAAGGCCGCCTCCGACGCGGCGACTACCGGCATGTCGAGCATGGCCGACGTTGTCGAGGCGTCGATGCAGCGGGCCGGGGCGTCGGCGGAGGTCGGCGGCACCCGCATCGGCGACGGGGTCCGCACCGGCGTCGACGCGGCGACCACCGCGGCGACCGACGGCATGAGCCGGATCGCCGACGCCGTCCAGTCGGGCATGGACCGGGCCGGGCAGGCCGCCCAGTCCGGGGCCGACAAGGTGCGCACCGCCGTGCAGTCCGGGCTCGACTCCGCCGCCACCGCCGCACAGTCGGCGGCCGACCGGATCGGCACGGCCGTGCAGCAGGGCATGGACCGGGCGGCGTCGGCCGCGACGTCAGGCGCGAACCGGATCCGGTCGGCGCTGACCAGCGGGTTCGACGGAGCGACCGCTGCGGTGTCCGCGGCGATGAACCGCACCACCCAGGCAGTCACCCAGGGGATGCAGCGGTGCGTGCAGGTCGCCACCCAGGGCGGCCAGCAGATCCAGCAGGTCTACACCACCAGCTTCAACCAGGTCGTGCAGATCGTCACGGCGGCCTGGCAGCGGATCGTGGCCGCGTTCACCGCGGGCGGCGCCCAGGCCGTCGCGTCGGCCCGCAACACCGGCCAGCAGGTCGTCGCCGCGTTCCAGGCGCAGGCCGGCCCCATGTACTCGGCCGGCTACACGCTGATCCAGCGCCTCACCGCCGGGATGATCGCCGCCGGCGCCGCGGCCACCGCCGCGGCGGCCCGGATCGCCGCCAGCATCAAGGCGCAGTTCCCGTCCTCCCCGGCGAAGGAGGGCCCGCTGTCGGGGCAGGGTGACCCGCTCATCTCCGGCGGGAAGATCGCGACCCGCCTCGCGACCGGTATCGGTGACCAGGCCGGGCAGGTCACCGCCGCCGCGACCGCGATGGCCGCCCGCGTGCGGGGCGCACTGTCGGCGGTCGACCCGGCCGCGACGCTGTCGGCGTCGACCGTGGCAGCCCTGTCCGGGACTCGGATCATCTCCAGCGCGGCCGCCGCGACCGCCCCACGAACCTCGGTGTCGCCTGTGGCGGACCTGACCGCCGCAGCCACCACGACCAGCCGGGGCGGCGACGCGGCCACCCTCGTCGCCGAGCTGCGCGCGCAGACCGCCGCGCTCCACGGGATGCGCGGCGACCTGCTGTCGTCCGGCTACGGCCCCGACATGCTCGACCGCCTCGACAAGCTCCTCGAAGCGTTCACCGCCGACGGCGCGGGCGAGAAGACCCAGCGCCTCCGCTCACAAGCAGCCTTGGGGGCGTTCGGATGACCAGCGGCATCGTCTACCCCAACGTCCAGGAGACCCTGCGCTACCTGGTCAACGGCGTCGACCTCGAATCGATCGCCGTCATCCTCGGCGACGACGAAGGCCTCGTGCAGCCGCCGGAGCAGCCCGACGTGACGGTGAAGGTCCCTGGCCGGCACGGCGTCATCGACGTCGGCGGCACCGTCGGGCCGGGGTTCATCACGTTCTCCGGCTACATCCTGGGCGTCGACCCCGCTACCGGGCTGTGGAACGCCGCGGAGCCGTTCGGGGAGTACCTGCGCCGGGTGGACGCGCTGCAGCGCATGTTCACCGCGCCCCGCCTGGAGATCGTCGCGGTCCGCCCGGACGGGTCGTCGCGGCGCGCGTACGGCCGGCTGCTGGGGTCGCTGCAGCCCGCCCAGCAGCGGGCGAATCCGTGGTTCGGCCGGTTCAAGGTGACCGTGCGGATCCCCGGCGCGTTCTGGGAGGACGCCGAGCTCGTCACGCAGAACGTGGAGGGCCCGTCGGGGACGGTTGTGCCCCTGGCCGCGTTCGCGGCGGCCACGGCGCCGATGGCGGGGATGACGTTGACGGTGCAGGGGCCGTGCAGCAACCCGCTGTGGGTGCACGGCGACCGCACTTTGCAGTGGAACGGGGTCATCCCGTCCGGGCGGCAGTTGGTCATCGACACCGCGGTGTGGCAGGTGACGCCGGGGACGGGTGCGGCGTGGACGCCGGATCTGCGGCAGGTCGCTTTCTACCCGGGGCCGTCGTGGTTCGAGCTGGACCCGCAACGGCAGCCGTTCGACGTGACCTGGATTCACACCGGTGGCGGGTCGGCCCGCTCCTGGATCACTGCCCGCCGCAAGTACCAGAACGCCTGACAGGGAGAACGATCATGCTGGGACACGACACCGCGATCGCCGACGCCGAGCCGCAGGTCACCGAGATCCGGCTGTTCAGCGACAAGGACGAGGCGCTCGAGGCCGCCCGCGCCGCGGGGCTCGCGGTCATGGAGGGCCGCTACCGCGTCGACAAGTACCGGGGCGACTCCACCGACCCGGCCGACCTGTACGAGTCCATCGAGCTTGCTCCGAACCTGTTCCTCACCGCGGGGATCGCGGAGCTGTGGAAGCTCGTCGCCGGGCAGACCGCGACCGCCTTCAACGGCTCCAACGCGCGCCTGTGCGTCGGGGACTCCACGACCGCCGCCGCGGCCGGGCAGACCGATCTGGTGGGGACGAACAAGTTCCGGCAGGTCGTCGACGCCGCACCCACGGTCAGCAACAACCAGATCACGTTCGTCGCGACGTTCGGGACGAGCGTCGCGAACTACGCGTGGAACGAGGTCGGCGTCGCCTCGGCCGCGTCGGGCGGAACCATGCTGTCGCGCACCGTGTCCGCGCTCGGCACGAAGTCGTCGTCCGCGACCTGGACGCTCACCTGGACCCTGTCGATCTCCTGATCACTTCCTGTACGTGACCACACCGACGGCGAGGAGGTGACCTGTGCCGATCACACTGCTGAACGCTGCCGCCGCCGTAGGAAACAACACCACGTCGGTCCCGATCACCGTCGGCGCCTCACCGACCGCCGGTGACCTCCGCATCGTCCGCGTCGAATGCGCGACCAGCCGGACCCTGTCGACCCCGTCGGGGTGGACAGCGCTCTACAACTCCACCTCCGACGCGGTGTCCCGCCGGGTCGCGATCTTCTATCGCGTCCTCACCGGCAGCGACACCGACACCACGGCCACCATGAGCTCGTCTGGTGGGTGGGGCACAGCGTCGATCACCATCCGCGGCCGCGACACCGCCCAGACCCTCGCCTCGACCACGACCGGGTCGAGCTCGAACTCGTCGAACCTGGTCGCCCCCTCGATCTCTGTCAGCGGCCCGGGCGTGCTGTTGACCTGGCACGACATCACCGACACCACCTCCGGTGCCGCGAACACCAGCACCCAGACCGTCCCGGCAGGGATGACGCGGCTGGCCTACACCGCGTCGGATTCCACCGCGGGCTTCAACATCGGCCTGAACTACGAGGTCGAGACCGCGGACGGGACGACCGGCACCCGCACGGCGGTCTCGTCCACGACGGGCACGTGGTCGGGCACCTCGATGTTCATCGCCGATGGCCTTGTCTCGAAGGCGGGCGGCGACTCTGGAAGCGGTGCCGAAAGCGGGGCTGCGGTCGCAGGCCCGGCTGGGGCGGACACTGCGACCGGGGCGGAGGCCGGCGTCGCCGCGATCTTGTTCGCGGGAGCGGACACCGCCACCGGCTCCGAAGCCGGGAACGCCGGCAACGGCGGCTCGGGCACCGACACCGCCCTCGGCACCGACACAGGCACCGCAGCCACCGCCACCGTCGGCGGCGACTCCGGCACCGGCATCGACCCCACCACCACGCCGATCACCGTCGCCCCCACCACCGGCGACACCGCGACCGGTGGCGAGACCGGGCAGACGGCCACCGCCACCACCGGCGCCGACACCGCGACCGGCACCAACCTCCCGGGCTCAAGCACCGCCGCCGTCACCGGCACCAACCCCGGCACCGGCACCGAGACCGGGTCCACCACCGCCCAGGTCACCGGCACCGACCAGAGCAACACCACCGAGACCGGGAAGATCACCACCTACGGCGCCGACACCGCCACCGGCGCCTCCACACTCACCAACCTCTACGCCGACACCCGCGGCACCGACAGTGGCACCGGCGCAGACGGCGGCTACGTCGAAGCCCTCGACGGCGACATCGTCATCTCCATCTACGCCCTCGTCGCCGGCGTCGCCGTCCCCCTGCCCGACTACCAGTCGTTGACCCTCGCCCCGACCCGCAACGGCGCCGGCTCGATCTCCCTGACCTACCCCGCCGCGGGCCTCAACTTCTCGGTGTTGCGCGACAACACCGTCGGCGCCGACCGCGACCTCGAAGTCGAGATCTGGACCATCGGGAACCCCACCGGCGCGCTCCGCGGCTACCTGCAGGAAGGGTCCGGCGACGACGTCAAGGAGGGCCGCGGCGGATCGTGGACGTTCACCGGCGGGTTCCTCGAGCTCCGCATGGCCGAGGCCCGCGTCTGGCCGCAGCCGCTGGTGGGGGAGGCGACGCTCGGCGACACGGTCACGGTGAAGAAGTCGACGGTCACCGCGGCGCAGTGGACCCGCCTCACCGCCACGCTCGGCTACAACGCCTCCTCCGACGCCGACCCGACGGTGTCGGTGCCGCAGAAGATCCTCGACGCGGTCAAGGCGAACGCCGCGACCGTCCCCGTCCTCGCCGACCCGAAGCGCGAAGCGAAGTTCATCGCCCAGACCCCCGGCGCGATGATCTCCTTCCTGCTGGCCCAGGCACGCGCCCGCGGCGCGCTCACCGACATCACCACCAGCTTCACCGCCGAGCGCGACTCGAACGGCACCCCGTGGCCCACCTTGGTGACCACCACCGTGTCCCCGGGCGCCACCTACGAGCAGGTCCTCAACCTCCTGGCGCAGCTCGGCCGGGCCGAGTGGTCGATGTCGTGGACCGGCACCGCCCGGCAGCTGAACCTGTGGATCGCCGGCGCCCGCGGTGTCGACAAGTCCACCGGGCTCCGCCCCGTCGTGCTCCGCGCAGGCAGGAACCTGCCCGAGGCACCCACGAAGTGGTCCGTCCGGTCGTCCCCGACCGCGATGGGCGCCGCCGGCGCCGAGGGCTGGTACGCCGACACCACCGACCTCAACGCCCAGGCCCGCCGCGGACGCCGCATCGAGGGCTGGACGACGTCGCAGAACCTGCAGACCTCCGACGCCGTCCTCGCCTACGCCCAGCGCCGGCTGTCGACGAACTCCGACGGCACCCTCGAGGTCACCCACGGCCTCGCGCTGCTCCCCGGGCAGCCCCGCCCCCTGATCAGCTTCAACGTCGGGGACTGGATCTACTCCGCGACCGGGACGAGCCTGGACCGCTACCGGGTCGTGGAGTGGTCCCTGACGATCAACGCGACCCGGCAGATGTCGGCGACCGTGACCTTGAACGATGCGTTCGTCGACGAGGTGCTGCGGCAGCGGCAGCAGTTGGACGCGATCTCCTCCGGTGAGGCGGTCACCGGCACGTCGACCCGCCCGGTCGATGCCACGCCGCCGTCGCCGCCGACGGGGCTGCTCGTCAGCTCGGGGGCCTTCAACGAGGGGATCGACGCCTACGCGGTCGTCCTCGTCGGATGGACGGCGCCGGAGACGAACGTCGACGGGTCGGCGCTCACCAGTCTGGCCGGGTACCGGGTGGAGTGGACGGAGTACGCGAACCCGACGAAGTGGCGGGCCGCGGCCACGGTGGGCGGGAACGTCACCCAGGCCCAGTTCACGACTGCGGTCGGGCTGCCGATCCTGGTGCGGGTGTCGGCGTACAAGGCGTCGGGGGCGGCGTCGGCGTGGTTGACGCTGACTGCGCCGCACACCACCGAGGTCGACTCGACGCCGCCGCCGCAGACCTCGGCGATCATCGGGTCGGTCTACCTCGGTGTGGTCACGTGGACGTGGGATGGGAAGTCGAGCACCGGCGCGGACATGTTCGCCGCGGCCCCGGACTTCGACTTCGCCGAGCTGCACATGTCAACGTCGTCGCAGTTCACTCCGGACTCCTCGACGCAGCTGGACAAGGTGTACGGCAAGGGCGCCTACTCCTACGCGAAGATGCCCGACGGCTCACCGATCGGGTACGGCGTCACGGTCTACGCCCGCCTGGTCCCGGTCGATGTGCGGGGGAACCGGCAGCCGACGGCGTCGGTGCAGGGGTCCGCGGTTCCGGCGAAGCTGCTGGGCGACGACGTGTTCGCCGGCGCGATCGGGTCCGCGCAGCTGGCCGACGCCTCTGTGATCCGGGCGAAGATCGGTGTGCTCGCGGTCGGGGACGGCCAGATCGAGAACCTCGGCGTCGGGAAGCTCACCGCGGGCCTCCTCACCGCCTCGATGATCATCGGCACGGGGAAGATCGCCACCGCCGCGAGCGGTGCCCGGGTCGAGCAGGACTCCGCCGGGCTGCGCCTGTACGACTCGGGCGGCAACATCAACGTCCAGTTCAAGACCTCCGACGGCTCCGCGATGATCGCGGGTGAGTACCGCACCTCGCTCACCAGCGGGCAGCGTCTGGTGTTCAACCCGAACGGCTCCGCCCCTGACGAGGTCCGCTTCTACCCGGGTTCTACGAACCAGTACGCCTCGATGACATGCGTCACCTCGGTCGCCATCGGTAACGAGAACCAGGCCGGGATCAACATGAAGGGCTACAGCCCTCGCCAAGACAAGCAGTCCGGTGAGGTCGCGGTGTTCCCCGGTTACGCCTCGATCGCATGGGCGAACGAGCGCGGCGGAGGAGCAGTGACAAGCCGGGTGTCGGCGTCGTCGGGGGAGGTGTACATCGGCGGGCCCCGGGCGCGCGTCGTCGCTCTTGCAACACAGGCAGCTGATTACCGCGGGTTCCTGTCGGTCGGACCGGACCGCGACAACAACGGGGAGGGACTCGGCTGGGGGTCCAACCCGGGCGTTCTGTCGTTCACCACCTCGAACGGCAACGGCACCGGGAACGCCCGCTTCCGGAACTTCGACCGCAACAGCGGCTTCCAGTTCGACACCGGCATCATCTCCGTGGTCCAGACCAGCGGCGCCGCGGCCCGCTTCCAGGCCGCGACCCACGAAGTGTCGTCGAGCCGGACCCGCAAGCACCACGTCGAACGGGTCCCGTTCGACCCGCTCACCGCGATCCGGCGCGCGCCCGCCCACATGTGGGAGTACCTCGACACCGGAACCGGGAAGCACATCGGCCCCATGATCGAAGACCTCCCCGCCGTGATGCGCCGCCGCAACGACGACCAAGACCTCGACACCGTCGACCTCGGCGCCCTCATCGGCGTGCTCTGGGCAGTCTGCCCCGACCTTGCCAGCCGCATCGAACGCCTGGAGGCCGCCGTGCACTCCACACCACCACTCAAGGCCGTCTCGTGATCGACCTACGTCAGCTACTGGACCCGCTGCTCGCGGTCCAGGCCGCCCGCCCTGTTGTCCGGACCGTCGATGACGGCCGCGGGCCTCGCGCAGTTGCGGCCGTGGACCCATCAGCCCTCCCTGATGTGGCCACTGTCGACGGCCCTGACGGCACACAGGCCGTCGACCTGGGCGCGCAACTCGCGCTCGTCCAGTCCGCGCTCGGGCGGCTTGCGGACATGCAGCTGCGCGGCGTTCACGGAGCCGTCACCCTTACCTCGACGATCACCATCGTCGCGGGGCAGACCCGTGACATCCCCATCACCTGGGAGACCGCGCCGCTCGCGGCGTGCCGCCACGCCGTCGCCCGCCTCGACGTCGGCGTCGCGTGGCTCGGCCGCGTCACCGCCGCGATCGTCCCCAGCTCGGTCAACGACGCCGGCGCCACCGTCCGCCTGACCGCCGTGTCCATCGTCGCGATCAGCGTTGCGCAGCCCCTCACCGTGCACGCCGACGGCACCTACCTGTACTGGCCCCCGTTCGAAGGACCCTGATGACCGACACCACCCCTGCCGCGCCGTCCGACGGCGGCCTGGACCTCAACGACGTCCTCGCGCACATGGACGACCGCACCCGCATCGGCTGGGACGCCGCCGTCGCGAAGGCGGAGAACCAGAAGCTCCGCGAGGAGAACGCCCGGCTCCGCAACGCCCAGCAGAGCACCGTGCCGCCAGCGGGTGAGCCCGATGCCTGACTGGCCGCGCCCCTACCACCCGGTCGTCGACGGCGACGTCGACCGGGCCACCGTCCTGCACGTGTACGCGCACACCCCCGGCAGAGCAGACGCGCTGATCGCGTGGGCCGGCGGGGGAGAGGTCACCCTCGTCGCCGGGGCGCCGTGCGTGATCCTCCCCGGCTCCCGCCCCTACACCTCGCGCCTCGTCGGGCTCGGAGACGTCGCCGTCTCTGATGGCCGCACCAGCGCCTACGCCGTGTCCGGCGCCGAGCTGTCGACCCGCCTGTGGCCAGTCGACGTCGACGAAGCACCCCCCGCCGACTGACCCGAGCAACCCGCCTCTGCCGTGACCGGTTCAGCGATGGTTGCGCCGTGGGTACCGCGCGCCCCCGGGCGGCCCGCCTGGACGGAGAGAGGAGGGCCGTGTGCTTCCACGCCCGGTGGTAGCTGTCGTCGTGCTCGTCCTCACCGGCGGGGTCGCGTTCGACCTGGCAGCGCAGTACTTCATCCCCGGCCACACCGCGAACCCACTGGTCATCGGCCCGCTGCTGGCAGTGATCGGCGCTGTCCTGGCCGGACAGAAGGGCCCCAAGCCCGACGACGGCAAGACCGATGAAGCCGCACCACCGGAGCAGCCCCCAGGACGCCACCGCAACCCTCAGGACCCGACATGACCACACGCCAGTTCGTGCGCACCACGCTCCAGAACGCCCGGTTCGATCCGCGTCGCGTCGTCGCCGGGATGGTCATCATGTTCGTGGTCGCGGTCGGCGGGTGGAGCTTGGCCTGGGTGATGGGCGGCAAGATCGACGCGGTGGTCGCGCCGGTCGCGCAGACCTGCCGGGAGAACACCAGCGCCGCGGCGGAGCTCGCCCTGTCCGGGGCGTGCCTGGCCGCCGATCAGGCTCGGCAGGCCGGCCCGTACGTGATCACGAAGGCCGGGGACGACGGCGCGGACGGCACGAACGGAACCGACGGCACGAACGGTCGTGACGGCGTGAACGGTTTCACCCCCGCCTGCTACTTCACCCCCGGCCAGTGCCAAGGCCGCGACGGCACCAACGGCACCAACGGCACCAACGGGGTGAGCACCGACGGCAAGGACGGGAACGACGGGACGAACGGCACCGACGGTCAGAGCCCGCCCTGCCTCGCTGAACCCGGCCAGTGCCGCGGAGCCGACGGACGCGACGCCCCCGCCCCCGCATCCGGCACCTACCTGCTCCCCGACGGCCGCACCGCCACCTGCGTGCGCGCGGCGGGCACCGACCTGGACCCGATCTACCGCTGCCAGATCACCGAGCCCACACCCGACACCACCGAGCAGCCCCCCGCCGAGGAGACACGATGACCCCGTTCTCCACCCCCGAGCTCGTCGTCCTCGACACCGCCCGGGCGGTCACCGCCCTCGCCGGGTTCATCCTCACCGGCGCCTACTGGCAGGTGTACCGGCGCATCGCCGACACCATCCACTACCGCGCCCGGGTCGTCGCCTTCACCATCCTGCTGTTCGTCGGCGCCCTGTCCCGACTCACCGCCCTCGGCCAGCCCTTCCAGTGGCAGATGCCCGTCGTCGCCGCCGCGTTCGCGCTCCTCACGTTCGCACTGCTGGGTGAGCGGCGTGCTCATCGACCCTGACCTGGTCCGCTACATCGTCGCCGGGCTGTCGTGCACCGTGTCCGGGGCGGTCCTCGTGGTGTTCGCCCGCTACGCCATCGCGACCGTCCGCGCCGGGAAAGCCCCCGGCCGGCTCCTGCTCCGCCACGTCACCCTCGTCACCCTGGGCACCCTCGGGCTCGTCGCGACGCTCGGCTACCGCCTCTACCAGACCGCCGGCACCACCCCGGTCAGCAGCGCCGTGTGGATCTACCTCGCGTCGATGCTGACCCTGCTCGCCGCGATGATCGACGTCGGGGCGCACCTACGCCGCCACGACCGCCCGCCCGGCCCGAGGAACCCGACGTAGCCGCAGGCCAGAGACCTACCGTCCGCGGCATGACCGACACCAAGGCCGACGACACCAAGCCCACCAAGTCGGCATCGCCCGCCACCACGGCGAAGGCCGCCGCGACCGCGCCCGCCGCCCTCGACGTCGTCCCGCCCGGCACCCCGATGTTCTCCGCGCCCGTCGACGGCGAACCCACCGGCGTCCACGTCCCCGGCCAGCCCCCCGGCGGCACCGTCGGCGACGGCCCCGTCGTCCTCCACTACAAGCCGTCCAAGAAGTAGGAGCACCGCCATGTCCAGCAGCCCCACCGAGTCCACGCAGGAACCGATCTACAAGGCCGCCACCACCGTCGGCACCGCCATCGCCACCGGCCTGGGTGTCCTCGGCGGCGCCGTGCAGCTCGGCGTCATCTCCTCCGACCAGGCCGACACCATCACCCAGATCGGCAACCAGGTCACCACCCAGCTCCCCGCCCTCGCCGGAGCGGTCACCGTCATCGTCGGCATCGTGTCCGGCGTCGGCGCGTCCGTGCTGACGGCGTGGCACGCCCGGAAGAAGGTCGTCCCGGTCAACTCCGACACCTTCACCGTCAGCACCCAGCCCTGATGGCCGCCCGGTCGGTGTGCCGGTGCGGGCACCCCGCCGACATGCACGAGCACTACCGGCCGGGTACCGACTGCGGCGAGTGCGGCCCCACCCGCTGTCCGGCCTACGGTCCCGGACTGACCCGCCAGCAGCAGATCAACCTCACCGCGCTGTCCCCGTTCGCGGCCGGAACCCCGATGGCCGGTGACGAGGCCGAACCACCCGAGGAGCCGGCGTGACCGCAGGCCTGCCGATCTACCGGCAGACCGCCGACCGTCTGCTCTTCCAGCCCAGCATGGAGTTGCCTGTGGTCGCACCGATCCCGTCGTCCCGCGACGTGTACGACCCGTCGATCGGCGCCGATGGCGGCGGCCGGCCGGGTGACGAGTCGCTGCCCGCGATCGACCCGGACGCCCCGGTCGAGCACGTCGACGAGCTTGCGGCGCCGGTGGAGCGCACCGATCCGGCGATGGCGCTGCTCGGTGTCCCCGGCCCGGTCGGGCGGCACGAGCTCGCCACCGGCCCGGCCGCGCCGGTGTGCTGCCCGACGTGCGGCACCGCCGTGCACCCCGACCGGCTCCGCTGATGGACACCGCGACCCTCGCCACGGCCATGGGCTGCTCCCGCGCCGTCGCCGACCGCTACCTGGTCGCGTTCAACGCCGCGATGATCGCAGCCGGATGCGTCACCCGGAACCGGGCCGCGATGTGGTGCGCCCAGCTCGGCCACGAGTCCGCCGGGCTGCGCTACATGGAGGAGATCGCCTCCGGCGCCGCCTACGAGGGCCGCGCCAGCCTCGGGAACACCCAGCCCGGTGACGGCCGCCGGTTCAAGGGCCGCGGCCCCATCCAGGTCACCGGCCGCGCGAACTACGCCGCCGTGTCGAAGTGGGCACACGCCAAGGGCTACGTCCCGACCCCGACGTACTTCCTCGACCGCCCCGCCGAGCTGGCCTCGGACCGCTACGGCTTCCTCGGCCCGGTCTGGTACTGGACCGTGGCCCGCCCCACGATCAACGCGCGCTGCGACGAAGGCGCGGTCACCGCCGTCACCAAGCTCATCAACGGCGGCACCAACGGCCTCGCCGACCGGGTCGCCCGCTGGGAACGCTGCCTGCGCCTCGGCAACGCGCTCCTGCCGACCACTGCCTCGGTGACCACGCGGGTCCCGACCTCGACGGCCGCCGTGAAGCCCACCGCTGTCCCGCCGCACGTCCTGCAGGAGCCCTGATGGCCGACGTCATCCGCACCCCCGCCCCCGCCGACGGCCAGGAGAAGTGGGACTGGCCCACCGTCCGCCACATCGAGTCCTTCGAACCCGGCACCGGCGTCATGAAGCTCGACCACGGAGCCGACGCCAAGCACAACGGCGGCTGGGTCCACCTCATCCGCTGGTGGGTCCGCACCCCGCAGTGGACGGCGAACAACCCCGTCCACGCCCCCCAGGACCACCCCGTCGGCGCATCCCGCGGCCACGCAGGCTCCGAACGATGGGTCGGCTACGGCTGGGTGTCCGCCCCACCCCAGGGCGCCGACATGGTCGAGATCGTGTTCTCCGCCCCGGCGGGCGCCATCCCCAAGTTCTGGCGCACGTCATGACCGTCCGCATCCGCTCCCAGCGTGTCGGGGACGCCGCGCTCCGGCAAACCCCCGTCATCGTCGTCGGCACCATCTGCGCCGGGTTCGGCTACCTGGCCGCGCTCATCGTCGCCGGCCGGCCCGTCACCACGTGGGACCTCGCCGCCGGCGTCGCCTCAGCGCTGGTGACCGGCGCGGTGGGGGTGTGGACGACGTGGTCGATGGCCCAAGCGGCCCAGCAAGCGCTGGACCGCCGGCCCGCGCAGCCCCGCCCGGCCGCGCCGACGGCGACCGGGCTGCCCGTGGTCGTCCCCGCCGCCCGGCTCGCCGAGGAGGCCGGGTTCCCGTCCTACGACGATGACCCGGAGGCCGCGGTGCGGGCGATGCAGGAGCGGGTGAACCGGGCCCGGCCCGCCCGGACCGGGCCATGACCGAAGCCCCGGACGTGGACCGGGGGGAGGTGTGGGCGCGCCGTGCCGATCACCTCGCCGCCGAGAACGATCGGCTCCGTCAGCGGATCGCCGAGTTGGAGCGGACGGTGCGGATCCTGCGGGTGCAGCTGCCTCTCATCCGTCTCACCCTCGATGCGGACCCCGACGGGCCGGACCCGCGGTGGGCGGCCCGCATCCCCGCCCCACGACCGGCTAGCGCCCCCGTCACCCGCACTCCGGTCCCGGCTCCGGGATCTCCACGGTGAACCCGCACGGACACGACCGGCTGCTGTGCCCGCCGCAGTCGCACGGCACCCCCACAGTCGGCTGCTCCGGCCAGTCGTAGCGGCCGCACACCGGGCACACCGGCCCGAACCCGTCGTCGCGGCTGCGCCGTCCGAACCAGCGTCCGATCACCGGGCCGCCTGCGCGATCTGACGGCCGTTGAGCGATCCGCGGTCGTGCAGCACGGCGGCGACCCGCTCGATCTCCGCCCACCGCGCGACGACGACGCGGCGGGCCTCCACGATGAGCTCCGGCAGGGCAACCCCCAGGCGGGCGGCGTCGCGGTGCGCGGTCGTCATGTCGAACTCGCAGCCACCGGGGATCCCGGCACGCAGCAGGTCCTTCGCCGCTGTCCGCAGATCGTCGTAGCGGCCGTCGGGGGGCAGCTTCACCGCCAGCAGTCGTTCGTCGGCCAAGGGCCCGGCAAGGCTGACGAGGATGTCCTCGCGTGCGGCGCGGTGCTGGGCGCGGAGCCACGGCGGCGCGTCCCGGGTCAGGCCGGTGCCGTCGCTGTGGACGCGAGTGAACGCGACCCGCCAGTCGAAGGAGCGTGCGGCGCAGGCGTGCCCGGCCTCGTGGACGGCGACGAGCCACCGCCTCGACCGGACGTCGATCCCCGGGCCGGTCACACCTCACTCACCGTGACACCCAGAAGCGCGGCGAGCACGTACGGCAGAGCCCAGTCGGCACCCTGCAGATCCCAGGTCGAGTTCTGCGGATCGAACTCCTCAGCGAACTCGGCCAACTCCACCGCCAGGTCCTCGCGGCCGGCGACAAGCGCTGCCTCCCGCGCTGCAGCGACACGCCGCAGGGCTTCGGCGGACACCTGGTTCACCGACAGCGCGGTGACGGGGGCCTCGTGCGACAGGGTCATGTGACACCACTCCTCATCTGCGCGACACCCAGCGCTATGACGAGCGCGACGAGCGTCGGGACCACGATCCACTTCTCTGCGACACCACCGGTGCGCATCCGCATCCCCCGCGGCGGGCACCACCCGGTCCGCGACAGCGGCCACCACAGCAGCGGCAACGACTGCACCGTCAACCAGTCACCGAGCAGCGCCGCGACAACCCCGGCGGCCGCTGCGACACCGACCGCGACCGCCGCGACAACGGCGAGCCACAGCCCGGCCGTCGCACCGGCCAGCGCCCCGACCCCCAGCGCGCACGCCACGGTGTGGGACAGCCCCCGGTGCGCCGGCAGCCCCAGCGCGGTCGACAGACCTCGCAGCATCCGGCAGGCCAGCCAGCCGAGAGGGCCGAGGACCCGCACCGCCCGCGCCCGCGGGTGGTCGAGGTCCGGCACATAGGCGGCGAGGTAGCCGACCACACCGCAGCCCAACCCGACCATGACGCTCGGGGCGGCCAGCCCGACCGTGAGCCCGGCCGCGGCGCCGGCCAGGCCGTGGCTACGGCCGAGCACCGGACCGGTCCTGTCCGAGTCCTGTCACCATCCGGTCACCGGGCTCCCACCTACACCCGGAACCCCTGTCGGACCTGTGAAGATCCATCCCCGCGGCCGGGTCCTGCCCCGGTCCTGTCACAGGCCTGTCACCGCCCCGGCGACGACCGGCCGGTAGGCGCCCCGCCCGACGTGCTCGACCCGGCCCTCGTCCTCCCAGCGGCGCAACAGCCGGTGCACGGTCGACTCCGACAGCCCGGACGCGCGCTGGGCGTCGCCAGGGGAGACGGGTTCCCCGTCCGGGGCCTCGGTCAGCAGCCGCCACACGATCTCCGGGGCCTGCGCCGGGTCGGCCGGGCGGGTCTCGGCCAGCCACGTCACCAGCCGGGCCTTCTCCGCGGCCCGCTGCTCCGGAGTCTGCAGTACCGCGTCGGCCGCGACGACCGCCGCGTAGGTCAGGCCGTCGTCCGCGACACCCGCCCACGCTGGCCGGTACTCGGGCTGCGACACCGGCTGCGACGCGCGCTGCGACACCGTCGCAACCTCGTCGCGGGGTGTCGCACCGTGCTGCTGCGGCATCTCGTCCTCCTCGTCGCGGTCCGCGACATCCGCCGCGGCGTCCGGGCCCGCGGCGTCGAACGCGACGCGGGCGACCTTCCCGTCGGGCTGCGGCACCCACCGGTCGCGTCGCGCCCACGCCTCACCGAGCACCGGGTGGTGCACGGCCTCGATCTCCGGGGTGGTGTCCCAGTACTCGGCGACCACCGCCTGCACCTGCTCCGGGGTGACGTTCGGCTTCTGCGCGACCTGCGGCCGGAACTCTCCGTCCACGTCCACGTAGTGCGCCCCGGGTGACGACGCGGGCAGCTGAGCCGGCTCCACCCCGGACGGGGCGTTCGGCAGGAAGTGCGCTGCGGTGCCCTCCGACCGCATCCGGTAGCACTCGGTCAGCGCGAGCTGCTCCCGGAACTGGGAGCTCCCCAGCGCTTCGAGGGTCGCGAACTGGGTGGCCGGGTCGATGAGGATCCCGAGGCCGGCGCCCTGCTGTCCGATGATCGTGGCCGCGGCCAGCGCCCGGCCCTGCACCTCGTGGGGCGCCATGTAGCCCAACAGCTTCGCGACCTCGTCGGCCATGATCACGATGACGGGGTGCTGCCGGGACGGCTGCCACGGGTCCCAGCCCTGCTCGGACATGTAGTGGCCGCGGGCGTCGCAGAGCCGGGCGGCGGCCTCGAGCATCGCGACGGCCTCGTCGGTGCGGGTGGCGAACCAGTCCGCCATCGGCGCGAGCGCCCGCAGGGAGGCGCCGCCCTTGAGGTCGATGAGCCACAGCACAACGTCTTCGGCGGGGCCGTAGACGACGGCGTCGTGCTTCATCCCGCCGGACTTCCCCGACCGGGTCTTCCCGGCGCGGAGCTTGTGCTTCCCACCGATGCCGGGCACCCACCGCGGGTAGGCCTCGACGGTGTTGTCGCCGTAGCGGGCCTGCATGACGGTGTCGGCGATGGACGTGGCGACCTGCCCGTCCCACACCAGCGCTCCGAGGGATCCGACGGGGGAGCACTCGGCGATGACGGCGTTGGCGCCGTCGGCTTCGATCGTCACCGAGCGACGGGGCGCGTCCATCACCGACTCGAGGAGCCGGTCGTGCTTGCGGACGGCGTCGACGAGGTTGCGCCCCGGCGCCCAGGTCAGGCGCATCCGCCAGCCGCCTTCGGGCTTCTCGGTGAAGTACTCCCGCACCGTCCCGGCGAGCTCGGTGCCGCGCACGATCTCGGGCCACGACCGGACGCGTTCCTCGGCCTTGACCTCGTGGATGACGCGCCGGTCGGTCCACCAGAACGCGGACGCGAGGATGACCAGCACCGTCCAAGTGCCGGCCATGTCGGGCCACCGGGCCCAGTCGGTGAGGTGCACTGCCGCCGTCCAGGCGAGCCCGGCGATGAGGGCGACGGTGAAGTAGCGGCGGTGGTCGCGGGACTCGTCGACGCGGATGCCCCAGGCGATCGCGGCGGTGAGGGCGGCGTAGACGCCGAGGACCCAGCCGCCGTGGCCGCCGACCTCGGCGATGGCCTTGGAGGAGTAGGCGGCGACGGCGACGGCGATCCCGGCGGTGGTGGGGGCGAGCTTCCGGCGGTGGCGGCGGAGCCAGCCCCACTGGATCGCGAGGAGCCAGCAGATGACGGGGGCGGCGGCGAACACAACGAGCCACCAGGACAGGCGCTGCCAGAGCGCGACGCCGAGCAGCACGACGACCACGACGATGATGACGCCGTCGATGTCACGGTTCGCCTTACTCCGGCGGCCTCCCCGCCGGGCCATCACACGCCGCCCTTGAGGAACTCCGCCGACGGCGTGCGCGGATCCGCCAGGGTCTCCGCAACCTGCCCGTACCGCTGCACCATCCGCTTCACGACCTCCATGTGCAGGTCCCCGAGCTGGGACAGCAGCTGCGCGACCTGCAGGTAGGGCTCCAACAGGTCCGGCGGGATCCGGTTCGCCTCACCTTCGGCGCGGGCCCGCGCCCGGACGGCGTCCGCGGCCTGCCGCCACATCTCCGCCGATGCCTGCGCATCCGCGCGCGACGCCGGGATCGACGGCGGCACCTGACGGGCCCACGTCCAGATCAGCTGCGCCACGCCCTCGGTCGCCGACATCGCAGCCGGCGCGGACCGCTGCGCCTGCCCGTTGCCGTTGCGCGCGGCCGCGGCCGGGGCCGCGCCGGTGCTGTTCGTCGGCGCCCACCAGTCCTTCTTGTCGCCTGCCATCGTGTTCTCCTTCTTGCTGGTGTTGGTGGGGCGGGCGGCGCGCGCTGCGGCCTGCCGTTCGGCCTTCTCCGCGTCCCGGCGGGCCTTCTCAGCGGTCTGCTCGGCCGCCTTCGCGTCGGCGGCGGCCTTCTTCCGGCGCTCGAACATGTAGCCGCCGGCCCGGTGGTAGTTGGACCGGTGGTTCTCCAGGTCCATGCGCCGCACCCACGTCCCGGGCGGGCACTGCTTGCACGAGATCTCGGTCAGCGAGTGCCGCGCCGAATCGGCTGCCTTCCGCATCGCGGCCCCAGTCCGGCGCAGCGCCCGGGTCGTCTCCGCCGCGGTCACGCCGACACCGCCTCACGCTGGGCGAGGACCTTGCCGAGCTCGCGGGCGCCGCACCGCTGCTTGCCGGTCAGGCCGAGCGCGGAGTCCACGTCGGCGCCAGTGATGTCGCGGCCGGCGTCGAGCGCGGTCCGGATCCACTCCCGGGCCCGCGCGGCGGTCGAGACCGGAGCGACGGCGTGCAGCGGTTCCCGCGGGGTCCGCTTCGGGGGTGTCTCCGCCAGCGCGCGACCTGCGTCATGCGCGCTGGCGGGACGCTTCGCCCGGTGCCGGGCGGGGGTGTCGCCTGCCTGGTGAGCGAGGGCGCCCATGACGACGACGAGTTCGGTGATGACGGGGTAGGCCATCGCCAGGGCCGGGTTCTCGCCGTGGGCGATGAGCAGCGCGGAGGCGTGCGCGAACGTGGTGACCGCGGCGAGGCTGGCGATGAGGGTCATGACGACGGCGCGGACGACGCGCCGAAGCGGCCACTCGCGGTTCCGCCAGTGCCAGGTGCCGTGGACGGGGATGCGGGGCCACATGTGGATGGCGCCGGGTAGGGCGAGGGACGCGAGGAGTCCGCCGAGGACGCGGATGGGGCCGCCGTCCCAGGACCAGGCGATGTTCGCGGCGGCGGAGAAGGTGAAGCCGACGATGAGGACGACGAGCGGGACGGTCAGGTGCGGCTGCAGCCAGCGCCAAAGCTTCACTGGATCTCCTGTCGGGTCCGGCGCCACGCCCGGAGACCGCGGACGGCCTGCGGCACGATGAGCAGCAGCGCCGCGACGGCGAGCACCGTGGACACTGGCCGCTCCGTCAGGACCGACGCGATGATCAGCAGGTTCCCGAGCGCGACCAGGAGCATCGACGCTCCGCGCTCGCCCCGGGCGCTCACCGGCCACCCCGGCAGCCGGGGAAGTGCCCGGACCCGGCGCCGCACCACGGGCAGGCGATGTCCGCGTCGATGACGACCGCGACGTGCACGCCGTGCTCGGCCTGCTGCAGAAGCGCCATGGCGTGGAGCACGCACAGGTCGTGCCCCCCGTCCGGGGCGACGACGCGGACGGCGCCTTCACCGCCGCAGCTCAAGCAACGGGATGTCGCCGGGGCGGCGGCGGGTGTGGGAGTTGCGTGCACGGAAGCCTCCGTCGTCGCGATGTGCCATGCTGGGCCTGCACCACTATGCACCAAAGCGATACGGATTGCACCGGCGTGCACCGTTGCCGGACGACGCGGAGGGCCGGACCATGGATCGCACCACCACGCACCAGGACGCCGGAGGCCCCACCGATGCACCGACTCACCGCAGGCAGCTGCTCGGGCGGCCCATGCCCCGACATCACGATCGACGCCGAACGCGGGAAGACCGGCCTACAGGGCTACGACCCGCCCCCGGCCAGCCTCAGCCCCGACCTGCCCGCGACCCCGCCGGGGGAGCACCGCATCGAGATGGACACCGACGTGTTCGAGCGGCTCCTCGCCACGCACCTGACCGACGACGCACTGGACCGGATCCTCGCCATGCGTCGGGAGCGTGCACCGGAGCCGGCGTGACCAGCCTCGGCCTCGACTACGAGCTGTTCGACTCCTACTTCGACTTGTTCGCGCAGTCGAAGACCTCCTCCGCGGTGTTCCGCTGGGAGGGGCTGCAGCACTACCAGGTCGACTACGACGAACCGTCCTGGCGGGCGTTCCGCGACGGCACCGCCCGCCCCGTCCGGTCGGTGGCCACCGACCCGTGGCTGGCGCGCATCGCTGCGACGACCCTGGCCGGGAAGCGGTGGGAGCGGATCCGGTACGTCACCGAACCCCTCACCGAGTACACCCGCTGGGAGCTGCTCGCCTACGGCGAGTCCGGCCCGGCGGGGGAGCAGATCAGCATCATCACCGACCTGCCCGAGCAGGTCGCGCTGCTCCCGGACTTCTGGGCGTTCGACGGGCAGGACGAGGCCGACCGGTTCGCGATCGTCATGCACTACAGCTACAGCGGTGAGCCCGTGGAGTTCGAGCTCCGGCAGGATCCCGGCGAGCTCACCGCGCTCTACCACGCCGCCGACCAGCTCCGGGAGTACGCCATCGGCCTGAACGACTACCTCGCGCGGCGGCGCGCCGAGGTGCCCGGTGTCTCCTAGCGCTCCGCCGTCCAGACTGCGCCGCCAGCTCGCCGCGGAGCTCGGGCAGCTGCGCGCGCTGTCCGGGCTCACTGTCCGCGAGCTCGCACGCCGTCTGGAGCTGTCCAACCACGCCCGGCTCTCCCGCATCCAGTCCGGCACTTCGCTACCGGACAAGGCGCTCACCGAGGCGTGGCTGACCCACACCAGGGCGGACGACGCGACCAGCGATCGAGTCCGGGCACTGCTGCAGGCCGCGCACGCCGAGACGGTGAAGTGGTCGGACGCGCTGTCCGAGGCCGGCGTGCCGCACCTGCAGGACGTCGCGGCCGCACGGGAGCAGGCGGCGACGCTGGTCTGCTCCTACGAGCAGGCCTATGTGCCGGGCCTCGCGCAGACCACGGAGTACGCGCGGGCGCTGCTGGCCCGCTTCGACCTGGACCAGGACCTGGCTGCTGCGGTCGCTGCGCGGATGCGACGTCAGGAGCTGCTCTACGGCGCGGGCCGGGAGTTCCGGTTCGTGGTGACGCGGCGGGCTCTGTCGTGGCCTCCGGGTCCGGAGGTCTCGATGTCCGCGCAGGCGGCGAAGCTGGTGGAGCTCGACCGGCTGCCGTCGGTGCAGGTGCGGGTGCTTGAGGACGACTCGGCGGTGATGGGGTCGTACTCGAGCTTCAACGTGTATGTCGGGGACGAGCAGCTGGTGACGATCGAGCTGGAGAACGACGAGGTGCGGTTGACCGACGAGGAGTCGGTGGCGATCTACCGGAAGCGGTTCGACGAGCTCTTCGACGCCGCCCGGCCGATCGCGGAGGTGGCGTAGGAATGTGGATCGGGTTGCTGCCGATCCTGCGGTGCGATCGTTGTGGACTCCGCGGGATTCCCTACTACTTCTCCTCGTGTCCTCGATGCAGGGCCAGGTCCGGGTGGGCGCTCATCGATCGGCGGCGCCTCGCGGGTCTGTTGGCGTGGATGCGCGTCGAGCACGTGCTCGTCCGGCAACGGGTGGCCCGCCAGGTTGTTGAGTCGGTCGAGGCGCGAATGGTGCAGGGGCCGACGGCCGTTCAGGTCAGCCCGATGAATCAGAGCCTTCTCGACCCGCCGGACGCTGTGCGGGCGACCCTCGCGGCCCAGGCGATGCTGAGCCGCCGCCACTACTGACCAGCGAAGTTGATCCTCGTCCCGGCCGGGGCCGGCTGATCGAGGTCGGTGACGGGTTCGCCGTCGAGCAGGACGGCGCCGCGGGCGTGGTGCGCGTCGAGGTCCTCCGGGGCGACGCCGGCGGCGAGGACACGGCTGCGGACGGTCGGCTGGGCGGGTTCGTCGCTCACAGCCCGGGAGCGTAGGCGACACTGCCGGGCGTGACCGACGACGTCCCCGCTCTGACCTACGGCACGAACGTCGGCTGCGTCGCCCGCGTGTCCCACGGCGGGTCCCCGACCCAGTGCGGGGCGGAGGAGGCGGCCGCGGTGCCCCACACCTACCTGTACCCGCGCCGGCACACGACTCGGCTCTACGTCTGCGCGGTTCATGGCGAGCTGCATCCGGCGGCGGAGCCGTTGACGAACCGGGACCGGGCGATCATCCGGGGGCGGCGGGTCGACCGGGACCGGTTGCTGCGGGCGGCGGGCCGGTCGGCCCTGGACTCATAACCGTGGAGGTTACGGGTCCGGTCGTGGTGCAGCGGGCCCGTCAGGCCGTGACCGGTGGGGCCGGCCTGGGTCTGTCTGATGTGGACTGGTGGTGGGGCAGATGTGGGGCAGGATCCCGTCCGCCGGTGCACGCCCGCGCACGAGACCACGCCGCTGGACCTCGCCTGGCCTGCCGATCGTGGTCACCGCGTGTCACCGTGCGCGGGCCTGCACGGGACCGGCTGCGGTCTCATAACCCGTCAGGTTGCCGGTTCGAGCCCGGCCCGCCGCACCATCACGCGCCGTCTGACCTGCTGATACGGCGCACATTCTGATCGTGCCCACCCGCACCATGATCGTTCTGGGGCAGATGTGGGGCACTCTTCCCGTTCAGCGCCTCCACGACGTTCCCCCACTGCGTGTCCGCCAGGTGCGCGTAGCGCTGCGTGACCGCGATCGACGCATGCCCCATCAGCTCCGACAACGCCTCGATCGACACCTGCCCCGACTGCAACAACCACGACGCGTACGTGTGGCGCAGGTCGTGGATCCGCACATGCCCCACCTCCGCGCGGGCGCACGCATCGAGCCACCGCGTCTTGCGCCACGAGTCGTAGTCGATGACCTTCCCGTCCCGCCCGGGAAGCACGAGCGGGGACCGGCACCGCGACCCCGTCCGGTGCGCCGACCCGCACCGCCCGCGCCCGGGGTCGCCGTCGAGGTGCTCCTCGAGCTTCCCGACGAGCCACCGGGGCAGCGGCACCGACCGCTTCGTGCGGCCCTTCGGGTAGGGCTTCACCTCCCGGGACCGCTGGTCCCACACCTCGTGGATGTCCAGGCGCGGGGTGCTGCTGTCCAGGTGCAGCCGGTGCCGGTGCGCGCCCACGCCTTCACCCCAGCGGGCGCCGGTCCCGACCAGCCACCACACGAGCAGCGCGTCCCGGTCGTCGAGGTGGTGACAGATCGCGCTGACCTCCTCCCAGGTGAGGAACCGTTCGTCGGCCGGCGGCCGTCGGGGCAGTGCGATCGAGGTGCACGGCGAGGCGGCGAGGCGGCCGTCGAGGACCGCGGCCTTCAGCGATGAGGACAGCAGGTGGTAGACGTTCGCGACGGTGGACGCGGACAGGCCGGCGTCGGTGAGGTCGTCGACCCAGGCCTGCACTTGGTCGCGGGTGATCGCGGCGAGCCGAACGTCGCCCCAGCGGGGGTCGAGGTGCGCGGTGCGCCGTGATGCGTCGCGGGCGAGGGTGCCGGGTTCGACTTTCCGCCGGCCCCACCAGAGGTCGCACCAGGTGGACCAGGTGAGCCGGGCGGAGCCGGTGACCTGTTGGCCGGGGCGGCGGCGGGCGTCGTCTTCGGCGACGGCGGCGGCGCGCTTGGCCTTGGCCTCGGTGTTGTAGGGCCCATCGGGGGCGGTGCGTTTGCGGCCGGAGGAGTCGCGGTAGAGGCCGCGCCACCGTCCGGATCCGGGGATCTCCTCAGCCCACGCCATCGGCGTATCCCTGCTGGTGGGGGATGGAGCGGAGGCGGGCGCGGACGAGCTGCTCGTCGACGCCGAGGCGGGCGGCGACCTGGGCGATGTCGGCGCCGGCTTCGGCTGCGGCGGCGAGGGCGTCCTGGAGGGGGACGAGGATCCCGGCGGTCATCTCCTCGACTTCGTCCTCGGGGCACTCGTCGCAGTGGAGGTGGAGGAGTTCGTGGCAGATGGTGGAGCGCATCTCGGCGACGGTGTTGCTGGCGTCGAGGACGATGACGGACTTGTCGAGTTCGACCATGCCGCAGCGGTTGTCGAGGTCGGCGAGGACGAAGGAGACGTGGCCCCTGTCGCGCAACACGTCGAGGAAGAGGGGGAGCACCGGGTCCGGGGTGGGTTCGGGCTGCGCTGGCCGTCGGGGGAACGTCATCACTTGATCGTGGCGGAAGGGATGCGCGGTCACATAGAGGTCGTCCAGAGTCCACCGTCCTGGCCTAGAACAGGCTTTCGAAGCCGGGTGGTCGGTGACGGTGTGTGGTGGCTGGTGCGGGGTGGAATGGCCGGGCAAGCGACTGTTCGGGTGGTCAGTGGCTACTGATGGACTGGGTTCCGTAGTCGAGAGTGATGAAAGCGCTACGCCGTTCGGTCACTCCGGGTTGTCGGCCGGTTCCCGGGTGCGAGCAGCCCATCGGCCGGTTGCCGTATCGGCGTTGGTCTCACCTTGGAGGACAGTGTCGAGGCGTTCGCGGAGTTCGCGGATGGCCTGGTCGCGTTCGGCGAGGCGGCTGGCGAGGTGGGCGATGACCTGGGCGTCGGTGGCGTCGTCGAGGCGTGGGCTCATGGTGACGACGTCGGCGTCGAGGTCGATGCCGAGGACGCGTTCGACTTGGCGGGCAGCGTTGCCGCGGGGGCGACGGCCTGCTTCCCAGCCTTGGACGGTGCGGATGTCGACGCCGACGGCGCGGGCGAGGGCGTCCTGGGTGAGGTCGAGGTCCTGGCGGGCGCGGCGGATGCGGTCGGCGAGACCGTGCGGGGAAGGCACGAACCTCAGTCTGACACGTCAATTCCCGAAACTCCGCAGGTAGATGGTTGCGGTCACCGGTCTGCCGTGATCGTGACACTCGTACGTCGCAAGCCGCCGTAGCTTTCTTTCGTGTTCTGTCGTAAATTGTCGCTATGACTTCACCTGCTCGCCGCGCCCACGGCCCCACCGTGCGGGCCCTGCGCACAGCCCTGGACCGCCGCCTCCACGACATCGCTGCCACCGCCGAAGTGTCGGTCGGGTTCCTGTCCCGGATCGAACGCGGCCGCGAGACCGCGTCGGCGGAGGTGACCGCCCGCCTGGCCGCTGCGCTGGGGGTGCCGGTGCCGGTGCTGACCGGGCAGACCCCGGCGGTCGCGGCGCTGGCCCGGATCCTGGGGGTCTCCACGCAGGCCCTGGCCGCAGCGCTGGGGATAGCGCCGGCGCGGATGACGTCGATCGTCGAGGGGGTGGCCGGGCCGACTCCGCAGGAGGTGGAGCGGCTGACCGTCCGCCTGGGTGTGGATGCCGGCGCGCTGGGTCTGTCCGAGTCGGCGGTGGCGTGATGCAGTGGCTGACCAGTGCGCAGGCGGGGGCGCGGATTCAGCGTGATCCGTCGGTGGTGCGCCGTGCCGCCGAGGCAGGTTCGTTGCACGGGCATCAGCGTCGGGACGAGCGTGGTCGGGTGTTGCCGCGGTCGCGGTGGTCGTTCCATCCGGACGCGGTGGACTGCTTCGTGCGGGGTGGGGACGAGGCGGCGCAGCGTCGGGCGTGTGGGTGTGCGGCGCTGCGGGTTGTGGGGCGGGCGTCGTGAGCGCCGCCGACGACCAGCGGGCCGCCGAAGAGTCCGAGCGGCTGCGCACCGCCGTGATGGGACAGGCGAAGGAGATCGACCGTCTGCGCGCCGAGCTGGCCGAGACCCGGGCCGCCGGAGACGCCCTGGCCGAGGCCGTGAACGACCTGCTCGACGATCTCGGCTCGCCGACCACCCGGCCGATGCACCGGGCCGAGCAGGCCGAAGAGACGTGGCGGTCGGTCCGCGGTGACGCACCCACGGCCGGGGGCCTGCTGCCGGACAAGCGCATCCTCATCGACCTGACCCCGCCGTCCCGCGCGATCCCCGCCGACCAACGCCGGAAACTCGCCGCCGAGCTGCGGTCCCGGTTCGTCGACGGACCCGTAGACGAGTGGTCCGCGGGCTGGTTGTCAGCGGCCGGGTACATCGGCAGCGACTCGCCAATCGGTACCGACGCGGGCACCGACCTCGCGGCCCCGGCTGTCGCACCCACGGAGCCCCCGGCCGTCGGGCTGCCGGTGACGCTGTCGTCGCCCGACGACGTCGCCGCGATCGAGCCGGACGGCTTCGTGGACGGCGCCACGACCCGCGGGGACGATGTCCGGCGCGTCGGCCGGCCGTCCGACGAGGCGGGCACGTCCGACCGGATCGTCACCGAGTACCGGCTGAGCGCGTCCAAGCCGAGCGGGCGGCCGTACGAGAGCACCACGACGTCGGCAAGCGTGGCCTCGAACTTCGTGACGGTGTGCCGCAAGATCGGCTGGACCGACGCCCGTGTCGAGTCTCGGACGGTGTCGACTTCCCGCCGGGAGTCCGAGTGGAAGGCGACCGACCGGTGAGCGCCAACGAGTACCGAGCCCGTGCTGCGCAGGACACCGCCAACGCTGCAGTGCTCGAAGACTGGACCCAGTCCACCGTGCCCCCGCCCCTCCTCGGGGTCGAAGGGGTCGAGCCGGGCGAACCGCACATCCCGCTGGTGATGGTCGGCCACGACCTCGGCAACGACGAGGGACGCGCGGTACGGAACCTGACGGCCGCGCAGGCCCGCGATTTGGCGGCGCTGCTGGACACCCGGGCTGACGTGATCGACCCGCCGTCACAGCGGGCCGCGTCGAGTGCGTGGGAGGTCCGCTCCGACGTCGACGACCGCCGGGTCGCCGGACCGTTCGACACCTACGCCGAGGCCGACGACTACTGCGCCGGCTTCGACGACTCCTATCCCGCCGAGGTGAAGCGATGAGCGCCGACGACCAGCGAGCCGCCGAGCCCGTCGCCCTCGCGGTCAACCCGGATACCGGGATCGTGCACCGCCGCATGTCGGACGGGACCTGGTACGCACTGGACGCCATCCCCGGCCGGGACGCCGTCGCTGACGAGAACCTTCTTCTGTACTTCCCGCAACAGGTGACGACGTACTGCCCCTGCATCACGAAGTCATGCCAGCACCCACCCGGTAGGTGCTCCGGCCTGCCGGGCACGGCGCTTGAGATGCATTCATGGCTCCTGGGGGGTTGGCAGCGTTGGATGTTCTGCCGGGGCTGCGCTGACGTGGCCGTGGCGCGGTGGCCGGGTGAGGCTCGGATCGTGGGAGCCGCCCCGACGGGCGCGCCCACCGTCGAGCGGGTCGCGACGGCGACTGCCTGGTTCGCCGTGGCAGCCCTGCTGCTGGTCGCTGCGATCAAGGGCGCCGCTCGGGGTGGGTCCCGGTGAGCGCCAACGACGCCGCCCGTCCGGAGCTGGTCCACGAGCGTCAGCAGATGCTGATGGCCCGCCCGTGGGAGGTCGCCGGGATGGACGAGATCTGGGAGATCACCGGCGAGTACGCGGCTGGCAAGGGCACGTTCACCCGCTGTCTGGCTGTGGTGGTGTGGATCGGCGAGGAGACGGGGGCGCCGATCTTCCGGTTCCTCGGTCACCTCGGCGACGGCGCGTTCGGTGTCGTCGGCCCGGCCAACATCAGCAGCGCCCGCCGGCTGCTGCTCGTCCTGGCTGACGAACCGGCGACCGCCTACTACGTCGACGACCAGCCGCACGTGGACGCCCGGTGAGCGCCGGAGACACGCACCGCGCCCTCGACGACGCCGTGCGGGACCACCTACAACCCCACCTGCGCCCGGACGGCGAGGTCATCGTGGCGTGGCTGGTCGTGGCCGCAACCCGCGCCGCCGACGGCGGCGGTGTCGTCATCGACGAGGTCTCCGACGACGCGATCCCCGGGTGGCAGGTCCGCGGCATGGTCGCCGAGTGGCAGGCCGGGATGGACCGGCGCAGCGACAACGAGGAGTCCTGATGACCAACGAGCCCACGGAGGCGCTGCTGCTGGCCGAACTGGTGAAAGCTGCGAGCTTCCTGGCGCACACCCGGCGTCACACCAATCAGGGGATCGAGCGGGTCAAGGCCGCGGCCCTTGCAATCGAGCGCGCTCGCGGCCTTCCCGTACCCGTTGCCGTGGCCCCGAATGTGCCCGACGGGCCGGACACCGAGCTGGCCGAGGCGATCACGAACTTGCGGCGAGGCACCGACGTCCGGCTCGCCGCGCTGGAGGAGGGCCAAGTGTCGGTCGGTACGGGCCGGTTCCTGGCGACGATCGTGCGTGCCGTGCTCGCGCGCCCGGCCGCCGGGCGTGACCTGACCGCACAGGACGTCCAGCGTGCCTACGACGGAACGATGCGCTGGGAACCGATCGCCAACTACCTGAACCGGATCGCCCGCCCGGCTGTCGCACGCACGGACGGGCAGCCACCGGCCGACGACGCCATGGCCGAGAGGCGCGATCACCTGCGCACGCTCGACGACGTGTTCGCGGTCCGGGCCGCTCTGCTCGGTGTGTGCGAGCAGGCCGAGCGGGAGGGACGGGACGTGCGGACGGTGGACGTGCGGGCGGTACTTGCGGCCCCGGCCGACGAGCAGGTCCCCGGGGAGTCCGGGCCGGTCGACCTGCCCGGCCAGACGCCGATGACGTTCGAGCAGGCGCGCGCCTACATCGATGCGCACTTCGACGCATCGCGGGCCGACGCCGCGATCTCGGCCCTGTACCGGGTCCCGTCCGCGGCCCCGGCCGACGACACCGCCGTGCAGGGGTGGGGTGATGTCGAGTCGGCCGACTTCATCGAGCGGGCTAGGGCCGCGACCGCGGTCGGGTCCTTCACCGCGCAGTTCGACCACGTCTACGACCCGTCCGGGGACTTCGTGTGCGAGTCCGTCGACCACTCGACCGCCGTCCGGATCGCGGCTGCCCTGTCCGGGGCCCCGGCCCACGACACCGCCGCACCGGACGCGCCGTGGATGGTCGAGTCCCGCGACGAGCGCGTCGACCGCCTCACCCGCCACGTCGAGAACGTCGCCGACTGCGCCGGCATCGAGATCGAGGTGCGGGAGGCTGGCCCGCTGACCGGTCCTGCGCCGCTGCGGCGCTTGGTCCGCGCCCTGGAGGGGGCCGGGATGCTGCACGACGACCCGGCCGACGACACCGCCGCACCGGACCACCCGCTGCCGTGGCGCCGGGACGGCAACAGCTACCTCCGATCGATCGTGGACGCTAACGACGTCCGGGTCGGGTGGATGCACCCGCCCGACCTGGCCGCAGCGCTGGTCAAGGCCGTCAACCAGTGGGGCCGTCGCGCCATCGGCGTGCCGGTAGCGGTGCTCGACGCCCTGCCGGATCGGGACCCCTTCGCCGATGAGAGCCCGGCCGGTCAGCCCGTCCGGGGCAGCCAGCCGGAGGCCGAGTCGTGACCCACCCCGCCGACACCGCGATCCGGGACATGCTCAAAGCCGTCCTCCGCGACGCCGAAGACACCCTCGACACCACCGCCATCACCGCACGCCTCCCCGGCCAAACCCGCACCCTCACCGACCCCACCGGGGCGCTCTGCCGCGGCGACCACCACGCACTGAAACGCCACCCCCGCTTCCGGCTCCGCCAATGCCTCGGCACCGACGGCCACATCGTGTCCGCCCACCTCACCGCCACCGAAGTCCGCGGACACCTCCTCGCCCTCGTCCGAGCCGGGTACGTCGTCCGGCCACCAGGCCGGCCCGGGGACCACCCGTCGGTGGAGCGGTGGTCGTGGGTCGCACCCATCGGGGTCGCCGACCGCAACACCGAGGCCATGGAGAACGCCGTGTTCGCCGACATCGCCGCCCTCTACGACCGGCCGGAAGCGTCGTGACCGAGCCGTCGCGCTGCTCCCCGCCCCACGTGTGGCCGGGTGGGATCACGACGTTGGGGCCGTTCCTGCTGGTCCCGGCGCAGCGCCTGAACGCCGACGACCTGGCCGCCGCTGACCGGTTCCACGCGGCGCTGGGTGAGGCGATCGCGCATCTGCGCGCCGAGTTCCCGGACGGGCGCGCGGACCGTGGCCGGCCTGCCGGGTCCTGACCTGCCGTTCGCCGCGTAGCCCTCGGCGACGGCTCGTGCCGGTGGTAGAACTCTGCGAACAAACCCGACGCAGCTATACGACAAAACCCGAAACTTTGGTACCGTAGGTCTCGCCGGACACAGGTCGGGCCCGCCCGGAGCGCCAACTCCAGACGGGCCGCGGGACCCCACCGCACCGACCGCTCAACTGCCAGGAAGGCGACCAGTGACTTCATTCTACGGCGACCCCGCGACACAGCCGGGTACCGCCACCACCAGCAACAACACCCTTGTGCGGCCCGCGCACGACGCGATCGCCGCACAGATCACGACCGCGTCGAAGATGGCCGCCCTCGGTGACCCGTTCGCCACCGGCGACTACCTGCGGGGCCTGTTCGACGCGCTCGCCGCCGTCGACGCCCTGCGGTTCGAGGTGCGGCCGGCCGCGCTGACCGCCGGGTGGACGGTGGAGGACTCGTGGACCGGTGAGTCCCTGGATCACTACCGGGATCACTACCGGGCGCAGACCCGCGCGCGGCGTGAGAACCAGCGGAACGTCGTCGAGCAGCGGGCGGCCGTCGACGAGAAGGCGGTCGCGGCATGACCGCGCTCGCTGACCCGCCCGCCGACACCGACCAGCCCCTCGCCTGCCAGACCGTCGACGCAGAGCTGTTCTTTCCGCTCGTCGCCACCGTCGCCCAGCTCCGCGCCGCCGCCCGCACCGCCCGCACCCACTGCGGCCCCTGCCCGCTCCGCCGCCAGTGCCGCGCCCTCGGCCAGCAGCACAACACCGGCCTGTGGGGCGGCCTGCTCCGCGTCGACGACGGCCGCGGCTCCACCACCTCCATCGACCTCCTCACCCCGCTCACCAGCCTCAAGGAGGCCAAGCGCGCATGAACGGACCCCACCACTACGGCACCGCCGAGGACCTCCTCGACCAGGCCGTCAAGCACCGGGCCGCCGACCGGCCCGCCGACGCCGACGCCGCCACCGCCCTCGCGGCGGTGCACGCCACCCTCGCGCTCGCCGCCGCGACCGCCGCGCCGATCGCGAACCAGCACCGCAGCCCCGGCGACGCCGAGCGGGACGAGCGGCTGTGGACCGACGTCACCGACAGCGGCCCCAGGTTCTTGCCGCCGCTGCCCGGCCCGTCCGCGTACTTCCCGTACCGGGGGGTGCCGGTCCGATGAGCGCCGACAGCTACCCGGGCCGCGAGGTCGGTCACTGCACCTGCGGCACCTGGGACCACCTCCACGAGCCGTCCTGCGGCCGCGACGTCGACGACACCGACCAGCCGCCCGCCGTGCAGCTGCTGTCCGAGCCGACCAGCCACGACGACCTGATCCTGCTCACCGAGTGGATGGCCGGGCCCGGCGAGTTCGAGGCCGGTGACCTGGCCGAGGCCGTGCGCAAGCCGTGGAAGTACGTCGACGAGCTGGCCACCGCCCGCGAGTGGCGCGACGAGCTCGCCGTGACCGAGAGGAAGGCGTCGTGACCGCGGATGCTGTCGAGCCCCGCCTCGACCACGACGCACGCTGCCCGGTGTGGCGCGGCGCCGACGTCACCACCGGCTGCACCTGCCGCGACGACGACGGCAAGACGCCCCGCCCCAGCTGGTCCGACGGCCCCATGTGCGGCTGGGACCTCGAAACCACCGGCCCCGACCCCCTCACCGCGCGCATCGTCACCGCCACCACGGTCCGCATCCGCCCCGGCACCCCCAAGGTCGTCACCAACTGGCTGTCCGACGTCGACGGCGACGACATCCCCGACGGTGCGGCCGCCGTCCACGGCATCACCACCGAGCACGCCCGCCAGCACGGACGCCCACACGCCCAGGTCGTCGACGAGGTCCGCGTCGCCCTGGAGCTGGAGTGGAAGGCCGGCATCCCGGTCGTGGGCCACAACGTGTCCTACGACCTCACCGTCCTGGCCGCCGAGTGCGGCCGCGTCGGCATGGCGTTCCCGTTCACTGTGACCGGCCCGGTCATCGACACGATCGTCCTCGACCGCGGCGTCGACCGGTACCGCAAGGGGAAGCGCACCCTGACCGCCGCCGCGCAGGTGTACGGCATCGAGCTGTCCGAGGAGGACGCGCACGCCTCCGACGCCGACGCGCTGGCCGCGTGCCGGATCGCGTGGAAGATCGCCCGCCGCTACCCCGACATCGGGCAGATGCCGCTCGACGAGCTGCAGTCGTGGCAGGCCGAGAAGCACCGCACCTGGGCCGAGGGGTTCGGCGCGTACCTGCGCAAGCAGGGCAAGGACGACGACGTGTCCCGCGAGTGGCCGATGCGGGGTGCGTCCTGATGGCGTCCGACCTCGACATGCCCTGCAACGGCTGCGGCCAGACCGTGGACGCCACCACCCGGCACCTCACCGTCGTCCGCCAGTACGAGCGCCACGACCCACCCGGCCACGTCGTCGAGGTCGGCTACTCGACCGTCGCCGACGGTCTACCACCCGTCGTGCGTCCCGGCGGCCATCGACCCGGCGGCCACCCCGTGACCGGCCCGCGAGCCGCCCTCGCCCTGGCCTGCGCCGCGCTCGCCGCCGCGCTCGCCGGGGCGTGGGCCGCCACTTCTGTCGCCGACGACCAACGCCGCCCCGGAGGCACCCGATGACCACCCTCGAACAGCCCGCCCCCCTCACCCACGCGCCCATGCGCAACGACAAGGGCATCTACTCCACCCCCTACGGCGACTTCTACTCCGTCACCACCCTCATCGAAGGCGGCGTCCCCAAGCCCGGCCTCGTCCACTGGGCCGCCATCGAGGTCGCCCGCTGCGCCATGGAGTCCGTCCCCCGCCTCGCCCGCCTCCGCGGGGAGACCGCCCGCGAGGACGCCTACCAGTGGCTCCGCCGCGCCGCCGAACGCAAGCGCGACACCGCCGCCGACCTCGGCTCCGCACTGCACGACGTCTACGAGGCGCGCGTCCTCGGCGCCCCAATGCCGAAGCCGACCGAGGAGCAGGCCCCGTTCTTCCGGGCCTTCCAGCAGTTCCTCGACGACGAACAGCCCGAGTTCGAGGCCGCCGAGCTCGTCGTCTCCAACCCCGACGACCAGTGGGCCGGGAAGCTCGACACCAGCCTCCGCCTGCCCCGCCGCGGCCCCGCGCTCCTCACCGGGGACTGGAAGACCGGGAAGAAGGTCTACGACGAGGCCGCGCTCCAGCTCGCCGCCTACCGGCGCGCGACCGTCGGCTGGCTCCGCGACGGCACCGAGATCACCCCGCCGGCCACCGACGGCGGCGTCGTCGTCCACATCCGCCCGGACGTGCACGCCAAGACCGGCGGCTACCGCGTCTACCAGATCGACACCAGCGACGAGGTCTACGCGGCGTTCCTCGCAGCCCGCGACGTGACCCTGAGCTGGACGAAGCGGCCCGCCAAGCGCGCCGTGACCGTCTGGGACCTCAAGCCCGCGCCGGCCGAAGGGAAGGCGGCCGCGTGACGCCCCAGCCCGAGCTGCTGCTCTGCGCCGACATCGAGATGCCGGGCCGGGAAGTCGCCCACAACGCGCCGATGACCCGTGACGCAGGCGGCCACCCGGTCAGCTCGTCGCTCGACGTCGTGTCCCGGGCCCTGCTCAACAGCACCACGTGGGGAACGTGCTGGATCTTCTGCGGGGCAACGAACGGCGCCGGCTACGGCCAGATCTCGCTCGCTGGCCGCAAGGTCTACGTCCACCGCGCCGTCTACGAGCACTGCCGCCGACCGATCCCGGCCGGATTGGTGCTCGACCACCTGTGCGGCAACAGGTCTTGCTTCAACCCGGATCACCTCGAAGCGGTGACCCAGCAGGTCAACACCCTGCGCGCGCTGCGCGACCCGCGCACCCACTGCGCGCACGGCCACGCCTGGACGACGGCCAACACCTACCTGACCAGCCACGGCGCCCGGCAGTGCCGCGCGTGCAAGGCCGACCGCCAGCGTGAGCACCGCCTCCGCGCAAAGAGGAGCCACTGATCATGCCCATCCTCGACATCCAGAAGCGCGCCCGAGAGCTGGGCCGCATCCGCATCGGACAGGTCCAGCCCACCGCCAGCGGGAAGACTCGTCCCGCGAAGCTCGACCGGTTCCGGGTCACCTCGCACTCCCGTCCACTGATCGAGAGCGTCGCCGCCCTGTACGGCGGCACAGCCACCGAGTGGCAGCCCCAGGGCGGCGGCCCCGCCGGGTGGGAGGTCCTCACCGACGCGACCCGGCTGCCGATCCTCGTCCCGCCGCAGCCGATCTCGCAGTACCTGGAGCACTGGTCGAAGGGCGGGTGCGCGCGCCGCTGCGACGGCGTCCGCGAGCTGCTGTCGGACAAGGCGTGCCTCTGCGGTCCGGACCCGAGCAACCGGCTGTGCAAGCCGACGACCCGGCTCAACGTCGTCCTGCGTGAGGTCGAGGGGATCGGGGTGTTCCGGCTGGAGACCCACGGCTACTACGCGGCAGTCGAGCTCCCGATGGCGGCGGAGCTGCTGGCCTCGGCGGGGAACTACATCCAGGGCTACCTGGGCCTAGAGGAGCGGGTGATCAAGCGGGACGGCGAGACGCGCCGATTCATGGTCCCGACGATCGACATCGCGATGACGCCCCAGCAGCTCCTCGCCGGTGGTGGCGCCCCGGCCGCCCAGCTGGACAGCGGTCAGCGGGCCGCGCTCCCGGCCGGGCCGGGCGTGCAGGACCAGCGGGCGCTGCCCGCCGCCCCGTCGGTCGACGTCGACAGCGTCCGCGCCGCGATCGCCGCGATCGACACCGTCGACGACTTGCGGGCCATGTGGGCCGACATCAAGACGGCCGGCCTGGAGGACGTGGCGAAGGAGCGGGCCGCCGAGCTCAAGGCCGCCGAGCAGCCGGAGCAGCAGCCTGCGGGGGAGGGCCCGCAGACGTCGCCGAACCCCGACGACATCACCCTCGACTCCGGCACCGGCACCTCCGGTGGGGACGCCGACGCCGCGTGGGCGCACGTCATGACCGTCGCGCCGGAGGACTGGTCGACCACGCAGGTCGAGGAGGCGTTCACCGCGTTCGCCAACGCCGCGGTGGAGGAGGGCACGGCGACGCAGTTCCGGAAGTTCGCCGTCGAGCTCGCCAAGCGCGCGAAGGCCGGTGCGTGATGCCCACCCGCTACAGCGAACTCGCCGGCCTCGACCTCACCAGCCCCGAACTCGCCGTCCTGCGACTCATGGCCGAGGGCTACACCAACACCCAGATCGGCCGCGCCCTGTTCGTCAGCGAGAACACCGTCAAGGCCCACACCATGCGGCTGCGCAGCAAGATCGGCGCCCGCGACCGCGCCCACGCCGTCGCCATCGGCATCGCCCGAGGCCACATCGCCCTCCCACACGACGCCACACCCATCCGGCTCCTCGCACCCGGCGCCGTCCTCGCGGAACTCCTCCCGGACCACACCGGCGGCGCCGCATGACCACCTGCGAGCACTGCACCCAACCCATCCCACGCCGGCCCCGCGACAGCGACACCCAGCACGCCGCGCGCCGCTACTGCAGCCGCGCCTGCTACGACGCCACCAACCGGAAGCCCCGCCCCACCGCCGTGTGCGAGCACTGCTCGGTCACGTTCGGCCCCACCCGCCACGAACGCCCCTCCAGCTTCCTCAAGCGCCAACCGCGCTACTGCTCCCAGGCCTGCAACGGCGCCGCGAAGTCCACCGCCGCGCACCCCGAACCCATCGGCCGCGACTGCCGGCACTGCGCCCAGCCCATCATCGGCCGCTCCCGCAGCGAAGCCACCCGCCGCGCCAAGAACCGCTTCTGCTCCCGCGCCTGCTACCTCGCCGACCTCGAGGCCACCGCACCCCCCGCCAAGACCTGCCCCGTCTGCGACCGCACCTACACCCGCGCCGACACCGGACAGACCCGCGCCCTGTTCGCCCGCCGCATCCACTGCTCCCGGACGTGCGCCGGGGAGGCGATGCGCCGTCGCGGCGCCGCGGCCGCACCCGACTGCCGGGCGTGCGGGACCACGATCGTCCCCGGCCGCTACGACACCCCCGGCCGGCTCGCCGCTCGCAAGTACTGCAACGCCGCCTGCCGGGCCGCGCACCTCAACCAGAACCGCATCCGCAAACCCGCCGTCCGACGCGTGCCGGCCCGGCGCCGACCGGCCGCGAAGCCCCGCGCCGTGCTCACCGTGTTCGGTGACGCCGCCCCCGCCCAGGTGTGGCGTCCGGCCGGGTTCACCGCCACCCCGACGACCCAGGCAGGCGGCTCGTGAAGCGCAAGCGCTGGTCCATCAGCGAGTACCGCCCTGCATCCGCGTCGTGGCAGAGCCCGTCGCCGTGCGGGTACTGCCGCAAGCGCTCGTACCCCGACCGGCGCAGTGCGCGACGCGCTCTCCGCGCGCTCTACCCCGACGCCGTCGGCACCCAGATGAACGCCTACCGCTGCCCCAACGGCGGCACCGGATGGCACCTCGGCGGCCGCCACGTCTGGCCCTCCTGGACCGACAACCGCACCGCACCCATCGACTGCGACCGCTGCCCCACCGTCATCCACATCGGCCGGCCCGTCGCGCACCTCCACGGCCTCCGCCTCTGCGCCGACTGCGGCGACCAAGCCGAACACGCCGCCATCACCGCCGACCGCAACCGCGACACCGACCAGCAGGAAGAGGAGGAGAGCGCATGACCGACACCTGCCCCTGCCAGCTCGGCTACCGGCCCTCCACCGCCTACCGCCGCGGCTGCCGCCACGACCACACCCGCGCCATCGTCAACCGCCACGAAAAGCACCGCACCAACGGCGCCACCCAACCCCCCTACACCGACGCCACCGGCACCTCACGCCGCCTCCAAGCCCTCGCCGCCATCGGCTGGAGCAGCGACAGCCTCACCACCCACACCGGCATCACCGTCCGCTACCTGTCCAACCTCCGCGCGCACCGCCGCACCCAGGTCCGCCGCGAGACCGCCGCAGTCGTGCGCCGTGTCTACGACCAGCTGTGGGACCAGCCCGGCCCCAGCCCGCACATGCGCGCCCGCGCCCGCCACTTCGGCTGGGCGCCGCCCCTCGCCTGGGACGACCACGCCATCGACGACCCCACCGCCACACCCCAACACGGCACAGCCGGCCGAACCGGACCCCGCGGCCGCATCGACCTCGACGACGTCACCCACCTCGAAGCGTTCGGCTACAGCCGCCGGCAGATCGCCGAACGCCTCCACGTCGACCCCGAATCGATCACCACCGCCCTGCGCAGGAAGGCCAGCTGATACCCCATGCCCTCCCAGCGCGACCCCGACACGCGCGCCCAAGCACGCCTGGACCGCGACCCCGGCGCCCCCCACGCCGCGCTCGCACCCCACCACCAGCCGCGCTACCTCACCGTCGACACCGACCCAACCGGCGTCGACCCCGCCGCGCTCGCCACCATGCTCGCCACCGTCGCCGACGACGACCCCCGCTACATCGCCGCCCGCCTGGCCATCGAGATCCGGCAAGCCAAGACCGCGCTGCGGGAAGTCAGCCACGCCATCCACGCCGGCTTCGTCGAACACGCACCCCGCTGGTGGGAACAGCCCAGCCACGACGAGCTCGAACACCACCGCTCCACGTTCAACGGTCGCCTCGACCGCCGGCACCTCGCGCTGCGCGCCGACCCCGACCACGGCCGCGCCCGCCGCCGGAGAGCGTCATGACCGCCCCCGACCGGTGGGCCGACATCGTCGACCTACCCATCACCACCGACCCCGCCGACGACGAGGCCTACCTCGCCGCCGTCATGGCCGAACACGAACACACCGCCACCCAGACCCGCACCCCCGACAGCGACCACGCCGCCACACCCGACCTCCCCAACCTCCCCGACGACTTCTGGGCCGCCCGCCCCGAGCTCAAACACATCCAGACCGCCGCCCACTCCCGCCTCTGCTCCGCCGACGCCGTCCTCCACGGCGTCCTCGCCCGCCTCTCCGGCATGGTCGACCCCAACCTCCGCTTCGACGTCGGCCTCGGCCCCGGCAGCCTCAACCTGTTCGTCGCCGCCGTCGGCACCTCCGGCATCGGGAAAACCACCGGCGCCAAACTCGCCCGCGAACTCGTCCACACCCCCGCCCACCTCAACCGCACCACCGAAGACGGCCGCCCCACCTTCTGGGACGGCCTACCCCTCGGCTCCGGCGAAGGCATGGCCGAAGCGTTCATGGGCGTCGTCGTCCAAGACACCGACGACACCGACCGCAAGGGCAAGACCAAGACCATCCGCGTCCGCCAACAGGTCCGCCACCACGCGTTCTTCTCCGTCGACGAAGGCGAACAACTCACCCGCACCGCCGAACGGTCCGGCGCCACCATCGGCCCCACCATCCGCTCCGCCTGGGTCGGGGAAGTCCTCGGCCAAGCCAACGCCTCCGAAGACCGCATGCGCGTCATCGCCGCCGGCACCTACAGCCTCGGCATGCTCGTCGGCTACCAACCCGACACCGCCGCACCCCTGCTCGCCGACTCCGGGCCCGGCACCCCCCAACGGTTCCTGTGGTGCTCCGCCCACGACCCCTCGGTCCCCGACCAGCGCATCGAGCACCCCGGACCCCTCTACATCCCGCTCACCACTGAAGGTGGCTGGCCGATCACCGGCGTCATGCCCGCCGCCGACGAGATCCGCGACGAACTCTGGCAGCGGAAGATCGCCCTCGCCCGCGGCGAAACCACCGTCGCACCTCTCGACGCCCACGAACCCCTCCTCCGGTCCAAGGTCGCCGCGCTCCTCGCGCTCCTCGACGGCCGCACCGACATCACCGTCGACGACTGGGCGCTGTCCCAGATCGTGTGGGACACCTCCTGCGCCGTCCGCGACGGGCTCCTCGAGATCGGCGCCACCGCCCGGAAGAAGGAAAGGGAGCGGGCCACCCGCGACAAGGTCGACCAGCAGCTCCGCATCGAAGCCGCCGTCACCGGGCTGGAGTCCACCGTGAAGCGCATCGCCGACCGGCTCGCCCGTCGCGCCGACGAGGAAGGTGGACTCACCAACGGTGCCGCATGGCGGGCCGTGGCCTACCGCGACCGTCAGCAGGGCGGCCGTGAGGTGTTCGAGGCCGCCCTGGACTACGGGTCAGCGCACGGCATGTTCGTGCGCGGTGAGCACGGGATCACCTCGATCGCCGAGGCTAGCCGGTGACCGGGGCCAGACCGTCCGGTCCGGCCGTGATCATGCCGCGCTCGACGGCTCGTTCGACGGCCTGGTCGAACACGTCGCGGCCGCGTTGCCGGTCGCGGTGTGACAGCGACCGCCATGCGGCGCCCACGGTGATCGGGCCGTCGCGCTGCACCAGGCGAGCCAGCAGCTCCCCGATGCGGTCCAACGGGTCGGCGGGGGTAGCGCCGGCTCGCCCCGGTGTGCGCGCCGGGAGCTGCTGGGTGACGACGAACGTCTCGGCCAGCAGCTCCAGCAGCCCGGACGGGGTGAGCCCTCTGGCTCGGGCTGCGGCGGCGAAGACGGCGTACTGGTGCTGGTGCATCTCGACGGTGATCGGCAGCGCCCGCTTCGACATGATGTGGACGCTATCACGTGGACAGTCCAGGCATCTTGGAGTGCGTGTACATCGTGTAAGTCGTGTACGTGGTCGCTCGACGTCGGCGACAGAAATCTCTACGCAGTGTCGCGAACTGATTACTAAGAGTAAGAAATACGAGAGAAATCGGACTCCGCGTGTGAGAGACCCGATGTACACAAGAGCGCACGTACACGGTGTACGCGATGTACACGGTTCACGAAGGCGCACGTACACCCCCCAACACGTCCACACCACGGAGCCCACCATGACCTACGTCCTCGGCCTCGACCTCTCCCTCACCTCCACCGGCTGGGCCGTCATCGCCCACACCCCCGAACTCACCTCCGCCCACTGCGGCACCCACACCAGCAAGCCCACCGACAACACCTGGGAAGCCCGCCGACACCGACTCGAAACCCTCGCCGACCGCATCACCGCCGGCACCGAACCACCCACACTCGCCCTCCTCGAAGGCCCCTCCTACGGCTCCGGACGCCAAGCCGGAGTCCACGACCGCGCCGGCCTCTGGTGGGCCGTCTACGAACGCCTCCACGCCCACCACATCCCCACCGCCGTCGTCCCACCCGCCACCCGAGCCAAGTTCGCCACCACCCGCGGCAACGCCGGCAAGACCGAAGTCGGCGTCGCCATCGCCCGCCTCTGGCCCGACATCGACGCCCGCACCGACGACGAATGGGACGCCCTCGCCCTCGCCACCATCGGCGCCCAACACCTCGGCTGGAACGTCCCCACCCGAGCCCACCACGCCGCAGCGCTCGCAGCCGTCGCCTGGCCCACCCGAGACGACGCCACCGCACAGCAGATCGCGCAGGCAGGCTGAGCCCATGGCAGACGAGGGTGGCGCTTCGTGGCTCACGTCGGCGGAGCAGTGCACGGCGACGGCGAAGTCGACGGGGGCGCGGTGCACGCGGCCTGTGGTGCCGGGTGCGGTGGTCTGCCGGTTCCACGGTGGGGCGTCGCCGCATGTGCGGGCTCGGGCTGCTGAGCGGGTCGCGGAGGTGCATGCCCGGCAGGCGTTCGGCCGGCTGGCTGAGCATGCGCAGCCGGTGGACAACCCGTTCGATGCGTTGGCTCGGGCGGTGGGTGAGGTGGTGGCGTGGAAGGACTACTGCGCGGGTCGGATCGCGGAGTACGAGGATCTGCGCAGCCTGGATGACAAGGGTGCGGAGCAGATCAACGCGATGGTCGCGCTGTTCGAGCGCAGCATGGATCGGGCTGTGAGTGCTCTGGCGACGATGTCGAAGCTGGGGATCGAGGCCCGCCTGGCGCGGGTGACGGAGCAGCAGGCGGACGCCGTCGTCCGGGCCGTCGAGGCCGGGCTCGCTGAGGCCGGTGTGACTGGTGCGCGGGTTGGTGCGGCGAAGCGGGTGGTGGCGCGGGAGCTGCGCGCACTGCCCGGGCGGGAGGCGTCGTGAGCGCCCGGATCCTCGTCACCGGCTCCCGGGACTGGACCGACCCGGTCCCGGTCCGCGACGCGTTGGAACGCGCCGTCACGGAGTTCTCCACGCTCGGGCAGCCGGTGCTCGTCCACGGCGCTGCTCGCGGCCTGGACCGGCTCGCCGAGCGACTGTGGCGGGAGCTGGCCGCCAACCTGCGCCACCTGTACGACGGCGTCGACGTCCTCGCCGAGCCGGAGTCGCACCCGGCGCTGTGGGCCCGCTACGGCCGCCGCGCCGGGCCGTACCGCAACCAGCGGATGGTCGACGCCGGCGCCGTCGTGTGCCTTGGGTTCCCCATCGGGCGGTCGCCCGGGACGCGGGACTGCATGGCGCGTGCTCAGCTCGCCGGGATCCCGGTGCGCGTCGTCGAGGGCGAGGCCCGGCCGTGACCGCTCCCGCCCTCGACCGCGGTCTCGCCATGGCCGCCGACCGCCTCGACGGAGCCGACGGCGCCGACGACACCCGCGCCCGCTCCCTCCGAGACCTCGCCGGCCCCCTCGACCTCGCCTGCGAACTCAACCCGGCGACGGTCCGCACCCCCGCCCTCGAGCTCATCTCCGCCGCCCTCGAAGACGCCATCACCACCCCCGGCAAGCGGGTGATCATCAGCGTGCCCCCGCAGGAAGGCAAGACCACCCAGGTCCAGAACGCCATCGTCCGCAAGCTCCAACGCGACCCCCACCGACGCTGCGCCATCGCCTCCTACGGCGCCGACCTCGCCACCGACTCCGGCCGCAAGATCCGCCAACTCATCGACGGCAACGGCTCCCGCGCCACCGACCCCATCACCAGCCAACGCCTCCCCGACGCCCTCGGCATCGCCGTCGCCCACGACCACGCCGCCGCAGGCAACTGGTCCCTCGCCGGGCACGAAGGCGGCCTCTACTGCATCGGCGTCGGCGGCGGCCTCACCGGACGACCCGTCGACGGCCTGTTCGTCGTCGACGACCCCATCAAGGACATGCGCTCCGCCGACTCCGAAGCGACCCGGACCGCGGTGTGGTCGTGGTGGACATCGGTCGGTGAAGCCCGCCTCGGCCCGTCCACCAGCGTGGTGGTCATCCAGACCCGCTGGCACGAGGAGGACCTCGCCGGCCGGCTCATCGCCGCCGACGCCGAACTCCCCGAAGGCGAACGGGAGTGGCAGGTCATCAACATCCCCGCCCTCGCCGACGGCCAGACCGACGACAGCCTGGGCCGGCCGGCGGGGGAGTGGCTCACCTCCGCCCGCCGCCGCACCACCGGGCAGTGGCAGGCCATCCGGCGGCGCGTCGGCGAACGCGTCTTCGCCGCCCTCTACCAAGGCCGCCCCACCCCCCTCGAGGGCGGCATCTTCCGGCAGGAGTGGATCGACGCCCACCGCGCCGACGCCCTCCCCGACGGGCTCGTGGCGACCACCGTCGCCATCGACCCCGCCGACACCGGGCAGGGTGACGCCGCCGGCATCCTCGTCGGCTCCCGCACCGGGGACGGGCAGATCTGGGTGCGGGCCGACCTGTCCGGGCAGCTGTCCCAAGGCGAGTGGGCCCGCCGGGCCTGCCTGGCCGCCGTCCGGTTCGACGCTGACACGATCCTGCAGGAGTCCAACCTCGGCATGGGCCGGGCGTTGCGCGACGGCTGGTCGGTGATCCGCCGGCAGGCCGCCGCGCTCGCCGAGGCGGGGACGTCGGCCGGGGCGGCTGCGCTGCTCGCCGCCCGGGGTGACACGGCGGCCGCGGACACTGCGGAGCTCGGCGAGCTGGGGGCGCTGCTCGACGACGTCCTCGCCCGGCCGTCGACCGGCCCGTGTCGGATCGTGGCGGTGACGCCGCGGCAGTCGAAGTTCGTGCGCGCCCACGCCGTCACCGGCTTGTACGAGACCGGTCGGACGCGGCACGTGGGCCGGTTGCCGCTGTTGGAGCACGAGATGGTGACGTGGCAGCCGGGGCAGCCGTCGCCGAACCGCCTCGACACGCTCGCGCACCTGTTGACGCATCTGGATGGGGCGCGGCTGGGTGGGTCGGCGTCGGTGGCGCGGGCTCGTCCGGGTCGTGGGGTGCCGACGTCGACGGGGCGGGATCCGCGGCGTGGTGTGATGTCGCGCGGGCTGGTGCGGACCATCGGCGGCGTCGGGTAGGCAACCTGACAGTTCCCGGCGCGTCTCTACGGCAGAACCCGCCACTCGCACCCGGTGATCCGCTATCGTGCACGGCACCCGCTGCGACGCCACCGCCCGGAGGTCCACGCCGTGCCACCCGCCCAGGCGCTCCCCACCGCCCGGCACATGCAACTCCACCTCCACACCCTCGACACCGGCGAGATCCGCGTGTCCACCCCGCAGGCCCGCGGCTGGGCCCGCTGCGCCCGCGGCCCCCACCAGCTGTGGCACGCCGTCAACGAGGCCTACCGGCAAGCCTCTTTGGCGGGGCAGGCGCGGTGGCGGGGTGAGATCTCCGAGCTGGACGCGCTCACCGAGGTCGACGACCCGACCGAACCCGCCCGGCTGTCGCTGCCGGACGCGGACGAGCTCGCCTCGCGGCGTCTGGTGTCGTACGGGAAGGGGCGGGTGGTGCGGCCGGATCAGGCGTCGCCTGCGACGTGGACGCCGAATCCGGACGGGTCGTGGTCGTCGCCGAATGGGCGCCGGTTCACGGCGGATTCGGTGATCCGGCCGCTGTTGTTCAAGCGGGCGCAGATGGGGTTGTCGATCAGCTACGAGCAGTGGGTCGCGGCGCAGACCGAGGTGGCCGGGTGAACGTCATGCCGGAACCGGACCCGGGCCTGTCGCTCCAGGTCGACTCGCGCGGGCTGTCGCTGTACTTGATCAACGGAGCGCCGGGGAACCGGACGAACGTGTACCGCCTCGACGACCTCGACGACTTTCCCCGCCTGTCCGAGCGGGACCGGGCGATGGTGATGGGGCTG